TCATCGATCTTCTGGAAGCCGGCGGTCATCTCGACGAATAGCGCTTTGTAGGGACCGAGGGTAGCCCTTCTGGCCAATGCTTAGCGCAAGTCGCGGTAAGGCCTTTCCGCGGCGGGAGCTCCCGATCGAAAGGTCGGGAGCTTTTTCTATGAGTGGACCTGAATCTCGGCGGCAGCGCCGCATCCATGACAAGCTCGACGAAGCCTTCCCGAGCTGTTTTTTCTTCAAGGTGCATGGAGGCCCTTTCCAACTCGATGGAATACCCGACCTAGTCGGATGCATCGATGGCCTCTTCTGTGGCTTCGAAGTCAAAGAGCCTGGGGAAGAGTCGAGCAAAATCCAACTTCATCGAGTCTCTCAGATCAAAAAAGCCGGCGGATGCGCCGGCATAGTCGAGAGCTTTGAAGACTGTATTAAGCTAATGACTTTTCACCCCATGGGAGCCCGCTCAGTTGCCAATATGGTCCAAGCTCGATAGGTGGCAACAAGAAGCCGTCGAATGGATACTCGCCAGGGACGGTTGCGGCCTCTTTGGCGAGCAAAGGACGGGTAAGACATGGATAACTGCCGGGGTCATCGAGAAACTCGCCAGCGTCGATTTTTGTGGCTTGCTGGTCGTCCCGCTGACCAACCTCGAAAGCACTTGGGTCAAGATCATCGCCGATGAGTTGCCACAGGTGGCCGTCGCCCGGTCGCTCGAGGAATTGCGAACGCTCGAATGCCCTAAGGTACTCCTATGCAACTATGAAGCGCTTGGCGGCTCAAAGCGGCGCCGAGGCATCATGAACCGGGTGCGCCGCATCGATTGGTCGTTTGTCGTCTTCGACGAGAGCCAGCGGCTCAACAATCGCGGCAGTCGATCGTCTCGCAATGCTCGCTTCCTGCGCTTTGAATCGAAACGACTGTTGTTGTCCGGCACACCAATCGAGCAGGCCCCGATGGATATGTGGGCCCAGATGAGATTTATCGATCACGAAGTTCTGGGCGATCGATGGAAAGACTTCGACGAAGAGTATCTTTATCGAACCGGGTTCATGGGTTTCGAGCGCAAATTCCGACCGGATAAACTGCCGGAGTTTCTGAAGAAACTGGAGCCCTACTGCTTGCGCATCGATCGCGCTTCCTTAGGCATAAAAGCGCCAATCATCCACAAGGAGCTGTTCAGTCTGTTCGGTGAGCAAGAGAGAATCTACCAAGAAATGGATGAACATCTCATCGCCGAAGTCAACGGCCGCACTGTGGTGGCCGACATGAAGGTCACCTCTCTAATCCGCCTTCAGCAGATCACCGGTGGGTTTATCGAGGATGAGCCGATCGGCGAGGCTAAAATGAGAAGACTACGCTGGCTTCTCCGAAATAAACTTCGGCCGCCGATTGTGGTATTCTGCCGGTTCAAATCGGAAGTACTAGCTGTGGAATCCGAGCTAACCAAACATTATGACCGAGTAGAAAAGCTATGGGGTCAGACGGGCAGCGGCAAGAGCAAGTCCAAAGTACGAGCCGACTTGAACCGAAGATTTCTCGCTGGTGAAATCGATGGGTTAGTTTGTCAGGTGAAGACCGGAAGCGTGGGCATCGATTTATACCGAGCGCGCCAAGGTGTAGTGTACTCGACCACCTTCTCTTTCATCGATTGGGACCAATTGATTTCTCGGATGGTTCATCGAAACTATTCAGAACCACCAGAATTGTTCTTTCTTGCTGCCCAAGGAACTATTGACGAAGACATCTTCGATGCGGTAAGAGATAAGCGCGTCGTATCGGAAATGGTATTCCAAAAACTGAGAAGGAGCTTATCGTGGCCGAAGAGAAAGAGTTGAAGTATGGTGTCTCCGACCTGGCTGAGGCCATGGGCATCGAACCGGCCTCTTGCCGAGTTTGGTTGCGTAAACGCGGCATCAAGAAGAATGGCGCTTCCTACGGCTGGGCAACAAAGTCCGAAGTCGAGGAGCTCGTGAAGAAGCATGCCGACGAAAACGCCGAGGGTCGCGCTGGCAACCTCGACAAGGCGCGAGCCGCCAAGAAGGCAGTCGTCGCCAAGAAGGCGCCGGTTAAAAAGACAGTCGCCAAGAAGGCCCCAGCCAAGAAGGCGGCAGCCTAACACGATTGAGGCCGGAAGTTTTTCAGGCTTCCGGCCTCTTCCAATCCACTGAGCGCTTGGAGGGTGAGCCTCAGGGAAAGCTTTAATGATCTGGCGGTTTAGTCCGCCGATTGTCGAAGATACCATCTATCCTCATGCCGATTCCGGCTATCGCCGTATTCGCGGCGGCAAGCGCCAGCATGATCCGAGCCTCTGCCCTATCGAGCTGTTCGTGGGTGCAGAGACCATTTTCTCGATCGCGAAGTTGTCCGATTTCCGAGCCTTGAGCATCCAGACGTCTGGCTAGCTCATTTATTTTGGCCTCAGAGGCGGCCTCTATCGCCGCTCGACTTGCGGCCGCCGATGATTCGATTGTGGCTCGGTCCATTATGCCTTTAATGAAAGTGTACACTACGCCGACGACAGCACATATCGCCGCGATCATCTCAGCCGAAGGCATTTTCTTGTACCCTTCCCGCTTCCTAAGTTCCCAGAGCCTCCAAGTGGGATTTGAGGGAGACGATGTCGAAACCATTGGGAGCCTTGTGAGTGACTTGATTTACCCAGTTGGATCCTAAGATTGCCCAGCATTCTCCTTGGTTATGAGTTGCACAATACTTTGAAACCCACTCGTCGCTGGCGGTGATCACTTGCCCCCAGGTGGAAATACCGATCGTCGAGCCATCATACTTGCCCGGACATCCGAAGCAGTGGCCATTGTTCGGATCGGGTTCTCCACTCGTCGATCGCCATTCGGCAAGAGGGTTTTGGATGACATCGTCGGGCAGGCATGCGCCGAGAGTGACTGCGCCGAATAGCCAGACGGCTGTGCGTAACTCTGTGGGGTCAGCGGCGTTCACCGCCACGTAACCGATAGCTTCTTTCGCTCGGATCATATACGCCAGCACATCCTGGGTCGCGCAACCTTGATCAGTGCCGGGATTTCCCGGCCGATAGCCGCCAATGACCTCATAGAGCCGTTCGATCCAGCCGTCCGATGTAACCTCGCAGTGGCCATTCTCCGCCGTCCATACGCCTCGCAGATGGCCGAAATGCCATGCTATCTCGCAGCACCCAAGCTGGTCATTCAACATCATCTTGGAAAGAGAGGGCATTGCCGCCGCAGTGTTGTCTAAAGTAGCCGGTGGTGCCGGTAAACTAGCGCTCATATAACTACGCATCTTGAGGTGGGGATGAACCGCGGGCAGAAGCTTACGGCCGAGCTTTAACATCATAACCTCCTAGAAAAAGGGCGCCGAAAAAATCCGACGCCCCAAACCTCTTTACTGGAAAGTCACCAGCACGCCGTTGACGGTGATCGGCTTCGGTGTCCAGATCATCTTGCGGCTCGGGTGGGCAAGCTCGGCTCCGAACCCGCCGATATGACCACGGTGGAGATTCGCCGGGGTTATCGCCAGTTTCGCCACTTCTGAACAGATGGCCGAGGCGATGGCCGACGCCGAGGTCAATGAGCCGCCGGACAGCAGGTCAGCGATCGAGATGGCCGTCGGCACCACCGAACAAGTTTCCGAGGTGATGGTTTGCACCTCGGTAACGATATTAGAGATGTTCTGAGCATTGCAGCCGGCGCAGATCAAGGAAGCTCCGAGCAAAGGGACTGCCAAGAGCCGGCGCTGACCAATCGATCGGCGCCAAACAAGAGCCGAGAGCCCCGCCAAGGCCAGCGCGACGGCCAACCATAGCGTCACCCAAGCGAGCAAGCTGAGGTTGACCGCCAAAGGCGTCGAGACGACCTGCAAACCGGCCGCAGACGCCGATTCGAAGGGGCCCCCGAGGGTCACTAGCGAAAGACCCAGGATCAGCGCGCCGAGCCACGCCAGCGAAGTGTGCGTGATCAAGCCGCCAGCCGAGGGCGATTTGGTGATCGTCTGCTGGTCAACCGGGGGCATAAGCAGGTGCAGGAAGGTCAGCAAAGCCCCACCGCCGGCGCTGATATAAAGAGCCACCTGTGGAGACACGACATTGGCCCAAGGAAGCGCCAACAGGTCAGTCACCACAACCGGCAGCGCCGACAAAAGAAACAACAACCATTTATTCGGTAGCATATCGACTACTCCTCCGAGGTTCACGCCGCCTTGAGAGCGGCGATGGTCAACGGCCCGACAATTCCATCTACTGTCAAGCCATGGACTTTCTGAAATGTTTGAATGAGCGTTGTGGTGAACGGACCTTTGATGCCGTCGACGAGTATCGGCGGATTGACATGCCCGATTGAATTCAGGCGCATTTGAACCCACTCGATCGAACCTTCGTTGAAGTCATGGCGTTGTGTGCCGCTCGGCTGATAGCTCGAAGGCGCATCTGGCGAAGGGCCATAGCCATCGAGAAGCCATTTGTTCGGCAAGCTCGGATCAGAATAAGAGATGGCCAGTAGATCCTCGAAGTTTTCCCAAGCTTTGTTTCCGCTAGTCGGATCCATTGGGTCGTGATGACCACCGCCATCTTTGCCGAGGTCGCTGTGAGAGCAGTAGCCATTGCCTTTGGTTGAATGAACTAGCGGGATCGAATGCTTTCGCATCAGATAGGCGCAAACATTCGCGGCGGCTTGCCATTCGGGAGCTCCGAAGCCTTTGGCCGAATAGCCAGCGAGCTCTAAGCCGATCGACCACGGGTTGGCGTCGCATGCATGCCAAGCTTTGTTGCTATCGTCGACCATCTGGGTGACATTGTCGCCACCCTCGGACAAAACATAGTGAGCGCTGACTTGAGAGCGAGCCTGAGAAAACCAATTGACTGAGCCGGCATATGAGCCCTCACAGTCGTGGATTACAAGGCCAGTGATTATCTTTCCGCCGCGAGATGAAAAATTAGGCGATGAAGTCCATGTAAGCCGAGGAAGTTGAATCATTGGTTCACCGAAGGGTTACCGCCAGGAGAACAAGCAATATCACTACAACCAGCGCTAGCAACAATATTGCCATGATGGTTTAACCCTTCGATGACTTCATTTATTCGGGTAATCCTTGATCACCCCAGCCAATCTTTTGAAGAAGATCGGCGATGGCCTCCTCCTCGGTGCGGCCGAAACCCTGCGGACAACCTGGCTCATAAGTGTCGTTATCGATGGCGGACCAATCGAAGTCACGGATCGGGATCGGCGGATAGATATACTGAGTTGAGATTTTCATCTTCTACTCCGCCACAAGCGCGAAATGAACAATCCATGCTTCGATCGACTCGATCGTTTTGGCCGGGGTTCCAGCGAAGCTGTGACCGCCGTCGTATGGATGCCAGTAGGCGTGATAACCATCGGCGCAGAGCATGTGGTAATATTCGGCTGACTGTTTCGGCGGCATCCCAAGGTCCTTCGAGCCTTGAACGATCATGACCGGCGCTTTATGAGTTGCGCTCTTGCTAATCATATCGAGCGGCGAACAAGCCGTCCGGTAGCTCGGATCAGATCCGAACTCAGCGCATAGCATTTGTTCGATCCGAGGGTCATATCCATAGTTCTCATCGACCGGACCAAAGCAGTCGACGACATTGGCGATGCGCGGATCGGTCTCAGCGGTGTAAGTCGCCAGCATGGCGCCGGCTGATTCGCCGATCAAGCTGATATGACTTGTGTCGAGATTGTATTTCGCGGCGTTGGCTTCGAGGAAGGTGATCGATTGCTCAACGGCCGCCGCATCTGTGGCGAAGTTAGGTTCCTTCTCGCCTAAAGTCGCCAGAGGATAGTTTATGCTGACATAAGCCTCGCCATGTCGAGCGACGAAGCCGGTGACCAAGTCATGGAGCTGGCCATTCCCGCCATTCCACAGGGGCTCGCCTTGTTTGGCGCTGCCGCCGATAAAGCCACCCCCGTGGATAAATTCGAAGATGCCAGTCGGCGCAGTCGCGCCTTTTGGCAAGAAGATGTCCATGGTCTCACCGGGCAGTGAGCCATAAGCGACGTTGTTGAGAACTTCAATTCCAAACATGATCTTGACCTCCATCTTGATAAGAGGCCATTAGCAGAGAACCATAGATCGAGTAAAGATGGTTTCTATGCGAGCATTCTCATCGTAAATCGGCTGGACGTCTGAATAACCAGGGTTCCGCCACCAGTCGCGTTCTGGATTGCTCCTATTCTGAAGGCGTCGCCACCGGCAACATTGAGCCGGCCCGACTGGTTGAGGCAGGTCGAGGTCCCCCCGGTTATTGGAAGTGCAGTAGCGGGGCAAAGCTGGGTGGGCGTACCGGTGGTCTTCTGGGTTGCGAACGAGAAGTAGCTTATCTGGGTGAACCGGAACCCTCCGGTCGCCGATGTCCATACAGACGTATTGTTGATGTCAACTGCCGAGGCCCAGGGCGGAACAAAGACGAACGAGAGGTCCGCTGGGTTCTGGACCGCGTACTGAGCAAAGGTTGCCTGAAGACCATTTACAGTAACGTTGTTGAAGTAAACCGGGGCCACAGCCGCGGAGTTGGGGATGGCATTGGAACCAGATGAGGAAACATTCGTGGAGAAGACGGATCCGGTTCTTAGTCGCCATGACAGTAGGGTGTTATTCTTGGCAGCCGTATTGTCGATAAGCTGACCCGCCTCGCCCGCCCCGGCGACGTAGACATACCCGGTCGAGCCACCCGCACTCTGGAAGGTTCCAGTCGCGCTCGTCGGGAATGTGAACGTTCCGGCCCCCGAGCCGCCAGCAGTGTACGTCCCGTTCAATTCGAGCGGGTTGACTACATTGTTGGTGATGGTTCCGAAGATTACGACAGATGTGCCATTTCCAACATTTAGGTTGCTCGGAAAGGACGTGCCGATAGTGACGGTGGCCGTTCCCGCGGCGATCGCGATGTTAGTAATGATGCCGGCTTGCCAACCAGTTTGACCAACGGTGGCGCCATAATCCGGTACATTGTTCGCTGCGAAGCAACTGAACGAAGTACCATTCACATTAACCAGGCAAGAGTACGCGGTAAGTATATTGTTGGTGACCTGGACCCCGTTGGAATTGTTAATGTAGACGAAAGTACTGATCCCGGCCCCGAGCGCGGCTTGGCAATTATTGATGTTACAGTTGTCAGCATTGTTGATATTTATTGCGATGAAATTAGCGGTGCCAAACGTATTATATATCAGGCAGTCCTGATGTTGTGCGCCCTGAGTGCCATTATTGTTGAACCCGTTTACGTTGGCGCTACTGTGGCAAGCGATGTAGGTCGTCCAGGGAGAGTTCGTCATCGCGAACGTCCCGGTCGTCGGGTCGGTATTGTACCCGACGTTGCATGCAACAGCCCCGCACGCCCAGTAGTGCTGCCCTGTCTGACCCGTCGCGTTGAAACATGTGGCGCACGCGTGAACTTGACAGTGCTCACAAGTGAATCCGATGGAGGCCCCGTCTACCCAGAGTCCCCCCGAGGAGACGCCAATGGTGGACCCACCATAATAGTACATCGTGTTAATGCGGCCGAACCAAGCATTAATGAACTTGAGCGGCCCGGTCCAGTTGAAGTGAGAGTCACCCTGGACAAGGGGCTTCGCCACCAAATTAGAACCAACGAATGTACCCTGTCCTTGGGTCGCGTCCGTGGCCTGCATCGCCGAGGAGGCGGCCGTCTGGAGCGGCCCGCTGACCGTGTAGGTCCCCGCTCCCCCGGTCGGGCCAGTTAACTGAGCCGTAATGGCGGGAACAGCGGTATTGTTGACGTTCGGGCCAGTGACCCACATCCCAACCTTGAGCGGCATAGACGGGGTTGTAGATACAGTCAGAGTGTTTGTAACACCGTTGTTGGCAATCGACCCGGTATAGTTGATCACTCCGTACGTATTCGTCATCGGTGGCGAGACGTTATTCGCCGTACATATCCACTGAATGTTTGTCATCGACAACGGGTTGTACCACGTCGTCATGGCTATGTTGAAACAAGGGCCAGAGCCAGTGTATGAGCAGTAAAATTGACCGCCTCGGAAGGTCGCTCCATCCGAAGTCGATGTAATATTGACTTGACCGTTTAGTACGATGTTTTCGCAAAAGTCGATATTGATCCCGAAATTGAAGGCGACCTGGAAACACGCCTGAACCGCGGAAGTGTCGTCGGTTCCTGTTACCGTGGCCGGAGTGACACTAAAGTTAGTGACCGCGCTAGCAGTAACCCCAATCTGTTTACAGTTGATCGTCGAGCCGATCGCGAGAACAGCCCACTTTCCAGTCCCTGCCCCGCCTGAGCCGCACAACTGTTTCTTAGTCTGAGACGGATAAGAAGCTCCGGGATCACTGGCGACGACCTGATAAATCGCTCCGCCACCATCGCCAGGATTATAGTACCCGCTGGTGATAAGCCATGTACACCCAGTCGGCGGTGTGTAATTCCCGAGGACGCTGAATGAGTCGACCGGAAGCTTGATCGCCTGTGGATCAATCGGGGTGATCGCATTCGCGCCTCTCTCTGGGGAGATGAGCGCTGCAACGAGAGCCGCCCCTAAAACCGCTCGACGAGCCGTCCTAAGCCTTCGAGCTTGGCTGATCCTCTTCTTTCTTTTGATCGGCGGCAGCAAGTACGAAGCGAGGCCACCCACACACGTGGTCATCAGTCTCATGGACTTGACGACCCAGCTTTTTAGTATTTGTCTGTCTTCGATCAATGCGGCACCCGTACGATGTAGGGAGTTCCAATGGGAACTGGAGTATTGTAGACGATGTTAGAACCGGAGATGGTGAAGTCTGTCCCATTAACTTGGGGGGCTCCACCAACATAGGAAGAAACGGCGCTAGGGACATTGGGCGATAAGCCGAGCGCAAAAGTGGTCAGGATTCCATTACCCGTTCCGGTTATGGTGGTCGGCGGGGGAAAGAATGTGAGGTTCGATGCATTGCCAGCGGCAGGGGTAGCAAGCCCGATTCCATTCGGCAGCGTCGTCGATGCTTGAAGGTGGCCCGAGCCGTCCCACGACAGCACTGCGTTATTCGTAGGGCCAATCGTCGTGGTGACCCCGGAGCCATTGAAAGCCCAGACTCCCCAGTTGACAACGGCCGGCGGTGTGAAAGCGGTCGTGGTGATTTTATAGGTGACGCCACCGAGCCGATAATAAACATATGAGGAATCCATCCACATGTCGCCGTCGATCGGCGCGGATGGCGCAACACCCACAGGAATATTGAAGCCGGCTCGAGATGTATTGCTCGGACTTGTGACCAGGCGACCCTGCATGGTGCCGCCGGTGATCGGCAACGGTAAATAATTGAGATTATCCTGTTTCGCTGCGAAGCACTGGTTCCATTGACCCGGGGTAAGCACAAGCTGCTGTGGGGGTGTAACCGGGTAGATATTTGGACAATTGCTTTGCGCCAGCGCTTGCGACGCAAGAAGAATGAAGGCGAGCGCTAAAAGTACCTTCTTTATCATATCGCGATGCCCCCGTTAGCCGTTGTACCTGGGGTTCCGGGTATTGTGACGCCACTTAGAGCGAGCACTGAGTTTCTATTAATATTGTACTGAGCCCCCGTTACGCTCATAGTGGAGAAGAGTGCCGCAACCCAGCTTTGGCTCGACAGAATGTCCGCGAGGATAAAGTCCGCGTATGTGATGGCGACCCCGCCAGACGTGAACGTTGCGTTGGTTCCCGGCGCGTTGGTGCAGTTGATGACCGCGCCTGAGACGCACCGAGAGAACGCCTGCCTCTGACCCGCCCCCGTAATCGAAAGGGTGGCGCTTCCATTGTACGCGAAGATAATCTCAGATCCAGCACCCGCTGCCGAGCACTCCCACAGGGACGTTCGGTTGTTGGCGCAGTTGAATGTAACGTTTATCCCAAAGAAGACCTGACCACCCTGACTGGCGATGACCGTCGCCTCAGACGTTACAGTGCTGTTGTAGGTATAGTCGAGCTTGAGGTTCTGAATCAGGAACGAGCCCTGAAGGACCGTGATATTGTTTGCTATGGCTGAGGCATTTCGACTTCGGACAATGTAAGTCGTGGGCGCGCTGTTGTTGCCATTAAGGATAAAGCTCCCGGAGTTGCCTGAGAACACCGCGCCATCGTATGTTCCAGCAATGCCGAGCTGGTAAATGATCGTGAAACCATTCGTATCATACAAACTGAAAGTCGCGTTCCACGCGCCTTGAATAGTTTGGAAGGCTCCGCTCGGCGTGTTCGTCAGGCCATTGTTGTTGTCGTTGCCGTCGGTACGAATATAGAGGGTCAGATTGCCTTGCAGCTTGATCTTGACTTGCTGTGGAGTCACACCCCAGAGCAAGCGCCACTGAACTCCATCGTACTGGACGGGGATGAGCGCGCCCGCTGGCAAGTCGCCAGGCTCCACAGCGCTACCATCATCTCGAGTGATGACTTTCGCCGCTAGGCCGTTCGGGGCCACAGTTGGCGTGGCAGTGGCGTTGGGGTTTGCGCCCTTGATGAAGTTCAAGATTACGCCGGCGGTAAGCGCCGGTATGGCTGGCGATGGCGAAACAACGACGGCGTCGGCAGTGCCGGTGTCGTTCGGGCCATAATAGTTGTTGCCCGCCGATTCAGTGAAGAGGATCCAAGATGAGGCGAGCGCATCCCACTCGAAGCGCGCCACCATGCCATTCTGAGCCAGCACAGCGGGTCCGGCAAACCCAACAATCGACTGACCGCCTGCCGGGTTCACTGTGAGAGGGTACAAGGCCAGATTATTTCCGGCATCCGAGTACCATTGAATTTCGCCATCGACCGGGCTTGTCGGAAGCGTAGTCGAGCTGTTGCCGAGCGCTGAAGTTCGGTACAAGCGCACCGATTGATATTTGGTGACGAATGCGCCGGACGCTGTAACGTCTTGAACTCCGACTCCGAATGGTGACCACTTGAACCAGCCGGCTCCGCCGGTATCGGGGTTAGATGTATTGTTGTCGACCAGGCAGATGTAGAATTGCCCGAAGGTCGTTGCTGATTGTACGATTGCGCCTTGCATGTAGCCGCTCACCGCGGCCGAAAATGCGCTATCCCACTTGATCGGTCCACCCGCTGACAACCATCGAGTCCACGAAGTCTCGATGAAGAAAGCGCCATTGAAGTCTTTTCCGAATGGCGGGGTTCCGCCCGAGCCAACCGGAATGAAGTTCAGTGGCGGAAAGCCATCCGGAAGCGATGCGGCTCCATTGGTGATACCGATCTGCGATGTTGGCGGTATCGGATTAGTTACATTCCCGCCGGGAGCGCTCGAGGCCCACGGAAGAATGAGTTTGTATGGGAGATCTGATGCTTGCACGGTAGCCCCTTATCTTATTTGGGCGGTGTAGCTGCGATGGCGAATAATCTCATGGTCGCTTCAGCCTCGGCCATATCTCGGACTGAGCAATTCTGAGACATCAGAGCGGCGGCAAAGCTCAACTCGCCAGCGGCGCCAGCTATCCCTTGAGCGATGGCCTTACGCAATTCCTCTTTATCCGGGGCTGGCTGTGTCAGCGCATTCTGATGGAACTGCAGTTGGTTAGCGACTTTGCGCATAAGAAATTGAGCATACCGAAGCTCGATACCTTTTTTCCACGATTGATCCTCGCCCTTTTGAAGTTCATTCTTCAAGGCCTCGTGATCTTTATAGTACTGCTCATGGTTGAAGAAACTCATTTCAGTTCCCTTTAATATATGGGTGTTATGCTGATGGTCGATTCGACGCCCACCGGCTTAGGCAGAACGCCGCTTTGTACTATCGCGAGCTCCACGTCGGTGAGTGGAAAGTCAAAGCGGTAAGTCATGAACATGCCGCCGAGATTCTGGCCATTATAGAAAATACCTTGGCTGAAAGTTCGGCTGCCCGGGAGAGCCTCGGCAAAGCCGAAGAAATTTGGTGGCGGAGCTCCATCTTCGACGAATGCGTTCCCACGACCGGGGAATAAGTTCATCATGATCCGATTGATGCTCGGAATAGAGCCATCGGTGATGTTGAAAGCGGCTTTCGCCAGTAAAAGACGAAGGTACACCGGATCGGCGAGCGGGTACACCATCGAGTCTTCAGCTTTGCCCGCGAAGAATGCCCCTTGGCTAAAAGTCAGCGAACCGGGAAGAGCCTCTTTGAAACCGAAGAAATCTTCGACGAGAATTTCTAGATCGCGGCCGATGCCGAGAATTCTTCCCCAGACATCGAGCCCCCAACCTTGGGCTGTCATGATATTAAAGACTAGGTCGAACCATTGTTGAAAATTGTAGGTTTGATCGGTCGCGTAGAAGAAATCTTGGATCAGCGTCGTTATGACAAGCGAGTTGGCATACTGGCTTAGTACTGTGTCCCAGATGTTGAAGTCAGGGATGTCGCCGATCGGCGCAATGCCGAGCGCTGCAATACCGATCGCATTCGATCCATAGGCTGGAGAAGGCGGGTAAGGCGGTCCAGTATCATCTACATCATACAAAGGTCACCGCCACGTCGCGCGAGTCGAGGGTTGGATCCTGATTAAGATTCGGCAGCACATCGAAAAGATTCGGCGTGATCGACACCATAGTAACTCTCGAAGATACATTTTGATTGCCGGTGACAACATAGGTGCCGGTGCCGCCCCCTCCGGGTCCTGAGACGATCGTAGTTCCCGGGGCAACTCCTCCAGCGGTATCTTTGACCGTTTGGCCTGGCGCAAGCGTTCCGGATGACACCGCCGTTACCACCATGCTGGTTCCAGTGATCGAAGCGGTGAAAACCGCCGAGGTCGAGTTCTGGGTCCCTAGCTCGATTGAAACTATCTGGGCCCAAGAGCCGAGCGCTGCGATATTGGCGTACAATCTCGATGCAAAGAACTTCGTAGCTATCTTGGCGCCCGGTTGCGGCGGCACATTATTGTCTTCTCCCTCGAACGAATCGACTACCGCTGTTTGAATAAGCGTTGTGGCGTTCGCTGGCTGTTGTCCATTGTCGGCCATCGCCACCGCGATGACAAAGGGCAATGATAGGGGAATCTCGAAAGTGACATTGTAGGTCGGATACGGTGGCTGATAGCTGGCGCTAGTATCTTGTACTTGCACCGTGGTATTGCCATTGTATGCACAGCCCGGGGCTTTCTTAGACCAGATGGCTTTGCCGACTGCTTCAGAATCCCCGCCAACAACCGCGACATAAACTGAGTTCGGCGCCAGCGTAAATCCCTGGACTGTGAGCGGTGTCGCGTTGTCATTCTCATAAACATAAGCGTCGAGCACACCTGGCACCGCCAGCACGGCCCCATGGATCGAAGCAAGCTGACCCATGGAATTACTGGCCACAGAAGCGAATCGACGAGCCTCGAAAGCCGAACGCGACTCGACATTCTGGCCTTCGACGCCAGAAATGAGCGTCGCCGTGTCCCAGCCGGGGATCGCCTGGTATACACTGACCGAGTCAGGTACTGGGATCGGGCCAGCGCCAGGGTTGATACATTCAAATGGCAAGGTGACTGAGCCGCCACCTCCGATTGTCCCGGTAGTGTCGCATTGGTAAATATTGCCAGATTGATCAACGACTAAAGCGCCATTCGGGCCTCCGGGTATCGTAGTGCCCGCCAAGCCGATGCAGCTTACCTGGAGCAATGTCGGAGCTCCGGGTATTCTTTGCATATAATATATGCGGCCGATCGCATCTTGGTACCGACCGAAAGTATAAGCTGGATCGAACAAATTGGTGAAAGTGATGAACTCAGAATTTACTTGACTGATCACCGCGGCTTGAGAGGTGGCAAGCTGCCCCTGTGGAGTCGTCAAGCTCTCAGAATTCGTCGCCGACAAATTGAGATTGAAGCCAGCGAGGCCGAAAGCGCCGACCCAATCTTCAACTACACCACTAAGCACCGCCTCGTCGGATGGCGCCAGAAAACCATTCGGTGTAAATGTCGGAAAAGGTACTGACGACATTAGAAGTTGCTCGCCGAGAGTTCATTGCTCGAATTAGTGACTTGAATCTGTCCGGTGAGCTTTCGATTGGTTACCCCTGAAATGAAGGTAGCAGCGGAGATTAGCCCCGGGACCGTGAGAGCGATATTGTTGTAGAGTTTCTTCAGCAACGGCAACGGCGGCGCCAAGCCGAGGATTTGCGCCCAATATGGCATCCCATACGTGGTGTCATAATACACCTCACCTTCGAAGGTACGAGCCGCCGATGCGGCATCTTGAGCTTGAGAATAGGGGTCTGACGCTGCCGCGATATTGCCGCTCAGATCGGTTACTATATCCCAGCTTACTTGGTCGAGAAGCAAAGTGTCCACTAACTGATCCTCGCATAAACATTAATCGAAGGCCCTGACACTGTCTGCACTAGAGCATAGGTACCCTGCTGACCATCTCCGCCTAAATATACTTTGCCCTGAGTTCCGTGAGGGTCGATATAAATGATCGGCCCGGTCTCAAGACAAACCACATTATTGAATTGATCGACTAGCTTGACTCCGCCATTCGGCATAAAGTACAAGTACTGATTAGGCGTCACTTTGAGCGGCAAGCCAGCCGTGTATACCCCATCACTTAATGAATGGCGCCGGAAACTAGCCGGGTTCGCAGCGGCGGCAGAACTGACCACAGAAGAGTGATCGCGGTCGCCTATCGTCACCCATCCAATGTCGCCTACTTTAGGGTCATTGATGACTGAGCTTGTGCCGCCATGATTGCGCGATACTTGGATACCATACACCGTCGAATGCTCAGTCTTGATACCGGCACCATCGATTTGATGAACAAGAGGAGTAACATCGACAGTTGGCGGCGGACCAACCCCTCCTCCATGAATGGCTGTCACCTTGACCAAAGTAGCAGTGCGGGTCAAGCCGAGCGCTTGCCGAATCAAAAAGCCGATCGCATGGAATGGCGAGTTGGCGTCGGGCAAGCCCTGCTGTGAAAAGCCCTGGGTGTCACTCATCGAGAGCTCGTCTGGGTTTGCTGGCCACTTCGTGTACCCCAGAGAGTCTGAAACCATTTGCCCGATGGGGTTTCGCTTTCCAGGTCATATACCATCTTATTACATACCCATTGGCCACAGGCTGGTGTCACATCGCTTTGTACCGTGAAGGTCTGGCCAACGCTAAAAGATGGATCGAATAGCATTTTAACAACTACCTGAGCGCTCTCGAAGGCTGGATAGCCGACCATCCCCGTTTGCGGAGATATTGTACTTCCGCCACCTGGCCTCGAGCCTGAGGTTGGCCATATCGCCAGCTTGCCGCGATCGACTATATGCTGGATGCCCGCCATCGAGGCGAGTTCGCTCATCTGGGTACGAATAGCGCCGATTAAGTATGGGTTCATCACCTTCACATTGACGCCGCCATCCTGTAGCTGGAGGCCAGCGGCGCCCGCTAGCTGACCCATAACTGTCTTCACGTCGGCTTGGCCTTGCACTGATGTAGGTTTGATCATCTTCAAACGAAGAGCCCCATCGGCCGTCGCTCGAAATCTAAAGGGCACTCGAGGCATGCTCGATACGCCGTCCATATAGGCGTCGTAGATAGTTCCCTGAAATACTAAGCAAAGACCAGTGCGATCATCGCCAGCAGACACCGAGACGTAATTTTGCCCAAGCTGGTTAAGCTGATTACCGAGCGTAGTGAGTTGGTTCATCAGAGAAAGTGGCAGGCCATAGATTGCCGCCTCCATAGTGCCCGAAGTCGGGCCGCCGACAACCTGGATCAGAGCGGTAGCTCGCAAAGCGGCCGGACCTTCGGGACCTCCTTGGATGGCCGTGACAGTCGGCGAATTGCCGCCGGTGCCGCCGAAGTTTCCGCTGCCGAGGCTGAATGAAAATTGAAGTATCTTCTTAGAAAAGGAGTAGTTAACCAACGACGGCCACTCCAGTGGCTAGCTCGGCTTCGCTCAAATAGCAAAGATGAAACCGACTTCCGATGCCGGTGTAAATTGGATCGCTTTCTCCCTGAGTATCGAGCCAGCATAGATCGCCGGAAAAACCGAAATAGGTATCTCGTATGATTCGATTGAGATTCTCGCAGATCACACCATACAATAGGATCGCATTATTCAGGTACAAATCGAGAAAGAGAAATTGGCCTCGTTGATAAACATTGATCTGACACTGCTGGTCGGTCAAAGTTGTGACTACTGCTTGGTTAGGCACTGGCTGAAGAGGTATGATCAACACTTTATAAGCTCGGCGTGGGGGCGCCGCCTCCGCCGGGAGAAGCCGGGAAGTTCAAATTGACCGCCGACACTTGGCTCGAGGATGGATCAGTGGGTGTCACCGTGCCGCCATTCTGTTGAGCTTGAGACGAAGGGTTGGCCGTCGAACCGAAAGTACTAGAGCCTAGCTGACTGATTTCTTGCATCCATACATTTATTTTCAGCATGCCGAGCCCGGACATTGCTTCGCGATTAAAATCGTAGTGCATCACATTGCACGATGTGAAAGTATCTTCTGGCATGACCAAGCTGTAGAGATTGGTGTCACCAGAAATCGCCTTCACTGATTCGAGCAGAGCTTGCCGCTCGGCAAAGTTGCCGCCAGAAGCGAAGCGAATTCGGCCGCTGAAGGGCACCCATACCTTATTGTAGCTCTCGAAGCCGCCTCGCTCCACCGGGTAATCGAGCAGAAGCCATTCTTTGCGAAACTCGAAAGTCACTGTGGAGTTAGCGACGATCACCGGAGCTCCACCCAGGTATATGCCCCAAGAAGCTGGGCTCAAAATTTGCGAGAGCGGACCAATGTCCGTGCTCAACAAGGTTATGCCGATGCCGAACCCTGGCGCGAAATTGACCGCCGGCACGCCATTGACATCGGGAACATTGACTTCAGATGCCACCGTAGCTTCCCATAGTGGCTAAGCCATTGTCCCCGAGATGACGGTAGAAGTCTTCGCCGAACTGCTTTCCATCGCTGGTGTTCGGGTAAATGTTCAGCGAATCGATATGAGTGTTTCTCGAATTGTTATTGTTCGATACCGAGCCAGATGATTGAATGGCCTGGCGCGACATTCGTGCGGCGTCCATAGCTCCGGCTTTTCCCGCTTCCAGGTACATTCGAGCGACTTCTTTATCCGCATCAGTCGCCAGCATATCCGGGCGAGCCGCTGCTTCCAATCTATTGTACTTATCAAGATTTGCTTGATAGCGCTTGATAAAGGGCTCACCCGGGATAGAGATCCACTCACCGCTTAAAGCATTCGCCACCTGATCGGTGTAGCCATTTTGCAGATCGGTTAGAAGGTTCCTGCCAGTTCGGTGGGCGTAAACCTGTTGAGCGTCATCCCAAGCCGCTGCATCCTGGCTCTTGGGGGAAAAATCGGTTAAGCCGAGCCGACGTTTCTGTTTCTCCCAAGTACTAGGGATGAACTGGTACCTGCCGGCTGCCCGATAGCCCGGATGATGGGAATAGTCGGAGAAGGTTCCGCCGCCATTCAGTACATTATAGCCTGGGGATTCACCCGAGGAGATTGCATCGAGAAGGGCGCGACCTTCTTTAGGTATATCTGTACTTTCAGTGGAAGTCGCTGTTGCTACCGCCGAGCCATCGCCACCGCCGCCACCGCCACCAAAAAAAGATCCGATGCCTCGAGCGATGCCGCCTAGGCCACTACCGAGGCCATTCATAAATACATCCCACGGGTTGGTGTCTCCAGTTGGAGGAACAACTGGCTTGACTGGCAGTGGATTAGAGTCGCTGACCGGGGCGCCGCCGACGGCGACATTGTCGCCCCAGCCTTTGCCGTAGCTGCCGGGCTTGTTACCATGCAGAATATCTTGAAGAACTGCCCAGCCACCGCGAAGATCACGCCCTCCAGTATGAGCCGGATCGTACTTGCCTTCAGCGAGCTCTTTCGACACTTGATCGATAGTGGTCTTCTGACTATCACGAACCCCGATCATGTTCTCGAGTATCTTCGATGTAATCTCCAGCATTCTAGTTAGAGGGCCGGATACCACATCAACTATCTCACGACCAAAGGCAGTTGCGGCGGCAGAAGCTTCTACCCAGGCCGAAGTAAGTTTTTGTGAATTCTTGATTTCATCATCGGTCGGCGCCAGCTTCTTGAACTGCTCGGTGTACTTAGTGATGTTCGCGCCCTGTTGCTCCATGAGAGCGGTAGTGGCCGGATCGATGCCGAGCACTCGAGCGTAGAAACCAGCCTCCCCAGAACCAAGCTGATCGTTGATTCTCTTGATTGCCTCGCTAATGCGTTGGAGCCATACCTCGGGCGTATCGAATTGATTGGGAGCTTGTACCCCGGTCTTCGAAAATAACTGGAAGAATGGAAGATCTGGCGTCTTGCCGAGATTTCTCCAATTCTCGATCATGTCGTTAATTCGGGCGAAAGTGCCAGCCATCGCCTGAGCGCTGCCGCCGAACTTCTCCACAGCGGTGCCCCAGGCCGAAAGAGTTTGAGGGCTTGCTGCGATCGTGCCAGCTAAGTTACCCATAGCTGTATTAGCCTGGGTGATGTTGGCGATGAACTCCGTTAAGCCTCGAGCTCCGGTGAGAATGGCGAAGAACTCGAGCGCTTGTTTGCCTAAGCCACGGATGGCCTCGCCAGTCTTTCGAGTATTCTCATCGATCGTCTTGAGATGGGACCCAAGTGTGTCCTTCGATCGGCGAAAGCCCTCGTTGAGTTCTCTCGATCCACGCTTAAACTCGGCGTCGTCTATGCCGAGCTTGAGAATGAGTTCATCGATGATCGTAGGCATTAGTGATTCTGCTTCGCTAGCCATTCTCTGTGGACACGCCTATTGTGGGCATCCACCGCCATGACTTCGATCATCTTGTAAAGATCTTCGGTACCATACACGGTTTGAAGTTTCTCCAAAGTAGCTAACCGACTCGAGATGACCGCCCCGATACTGCGGGTCGTGTTCGGGTAATCATTCGGGGAGGGGCCGACGTCTGAGAAGCCGACGCCTCCGTCTGGGAGGATGCGCCGGCTTCCGAAAAACTGACATGGAGCTCGTAGATCTTGCTGCGTAACCAAATGCGGGTCGCCACTTCCTCGATGTCGTCTTCTACGAGCGGCCGATAAAAGTGGGGGTTTCTCGGATCTGGTATCATCTGCACGCAATCGAACATCTGGCGCAGTAGCGGCTTGAACCCTTCAGTATCGACCTTCAGCAAGGCATTGAGGCCAGCTACTGCGATGCCAGCCATACCGGAAGCCGGATCGATTGATTCGACATTCTGGCCCGAGCGCGCTAACAAGCCCAAAGCATCGAAGGCCCACATCTCGGCCACTTCAGCGGGCATTTCGGTCAACAAGTAGTGTTTTCCGGCGTCGCGCCCGATGTCAGCGACGACCTCCATTTTCTTGCGCATTTGACCCTCCAGTCAAATTGTTAAACTCCAGCGATCGGCGACGGAATCGGGTTCTCCCAAGCTATGGTGAAAGTTCTCGGCTGAAGTATCCTCCGAGCGTCAGGCATCGACTTGTACCTTTGAAGGATGCCCTTCGAGATATTGAACTTCAAGCCGATCGCAGGGAATTTAAAGACCGCCGACGCCGGCACCACGCCGACGACTGACTTCGAGTACTGGTACCATTGATCGAAGACATTGACCGATGGCGAGTCGGCTTGCAGTCGAATGCGCTGAACCGATGGAGAGAAAACAAACCCCCCGGACAGCCTGCCGTCAACTCCCATCAAAATTTCGGCAGCGTCGACCTCATCGATGTCGAAGATGTCATCCGCCGAAAAACCGACTAGAACTTGAGGGGAGTTGAAGACCCCGGGGATAGTAATCGCCAACTGGCAGTTAGCGCTCGTGATGTCAGTCATTGGCTCCTCACTGGACGTCGATGCTGTTCAGAACAATCTGCTGAATGGACTCGCCGTCGGTATAGAAGAAGTAGATGACTGGCGATTGCCGAGCTTGCCTGACCTGCGGCGATGCCGGCTGCAAGACGATGACCCAACCCTGCTGGGTGACGGTAGGCGCAACATTGGCGCCAGCGCGCTCATTGATGATTTCCGTCTGAAGCGCCGACAATGTGACGCCTGCTCGAATGATGCCAGAGTTCAATCCCATCGCGATCGGGTCGGCCATCGCGCCTTCCACCATGGCATAGCCCGGTTGGTTGTATGGGATCGAATTGACCTCAGTTAGAAGCACCATGAAAGCAAGTTGGAAGGCGTTGTTAAGCACGATCTGGTTGACATAGCTGTCAGCCCACTCGAACTCGCCCGAGATGGTGCCCTTCTGAAGAAAGACGAATTGCTCGTTGGCAGTCGCATAGGCGCCATAGAAATTGTACCCATTGGCGATTAGGTTCGATGCGACGCCCGCTGAGGTCACTGAAGCCACGAGGCCATCTTGACCCTTGAAGGCCAAGGTAATCCGGCCGTCAGTGGCGTTGTAATTGATCGAGGCCACCATACCAGCGACGAAGGCGGCATAATTGTACTCGGCCGCCGCAGGATGCCACATCGGGAAGGTGCCAGACACCTCGTTGGTGATCAACCACTGACCAAAGCTCGAGGTGGCGTCGGCGCTGAGTGTCGGCGACGGATCGGTGTCGATCGCGATATACATATATCGATCGGTGGTCGAATTGACCCAGCCAGCGAATAGTTGTTTCTGAAGGCTGCCCGAGCCATCGTCGGGATCGAAGGTCGTCCAGAAGCTGACCCAGTTTTGGGTAGTCTGAACCAATGCCTCCATAAAGAGGCTAGGTTGCGCTGGCGCTGCCCCTTGGCTCAATACTGCGCCAGTAAGCTGTGTCAGGAAAATTCCGGCTGCAAGGGTGCCCGTAGCGTATGTAGAGGTACTTTGCGAGCCACGAGAGCCGGCGGTGATCAACAAGCCGCCCGATACCGAATCGAATGCGACAGTGATCGCGCTACCGGTGGCGTGGAGGGTAGCGCTCACTACAGTTTGAGAATTATTGACGATATAGGTGCCGGTGAGGCCGGTGCCGGAATTGAGCGCAGTAATCTGGGTGCCGGCAGAAGCCTCGGTGATCGTTTGGCCGATCGATAGGGTTCCCGATGAGACGGCGGTAACTGTGAGAGTGCCGTAGCTCGTGGTCATTGCTTCGGAAGCGATCACCTGGGTCTTATTGACTGAGTAGGTGCCGATTCCTCCGGTCGTTCCGGTGAGCTGTTGACCAATCTGAGTGCCGCTCGCAACGCCAGTTCCGGCGACAATCGAGCCAGCCCAAAGTACGCCAGACGCCACAGCGGTGACGTACATGACGTTGCCTTCGATCGAAGCGGTAAAGCTCGCCGTTCCAGTTGCAATCGACCCAGTGAAAGTGCAGGCCGCCGGTAACGAAGCATTGAGCGCCGTCTGAATGATGGCGGCAGCGGCAGAGTAGCTTGTCGCCGCAGAAAGGTTCACGGTTCCATTGTTGTAGGTATAGCCATCCAACACGATCGTCAAGGAACCAGAGAGTCCTTGAAGCTGCGGAATGGATAATTGATCAATTGGACCGCCACGAAGCCAAGCCGCCACAGAGTCCGGATTGTATTGAGTGAAGAGAAGCGCTGCCGGAGTCTGAGTGCAGTTGGTGAAGCCGCCGAAATAGCCTTTGCCGAGATTGGCGCCGCCATTGGCGATCTGATCTTCGTGCGACCCGCCCCCGAAATAGGAAGTAACCGACGGACCATCGGGGAAGCTGAGAACTTCGCCGACTGGAATACGCGTATTGTTGTCGAGCGCTAAGCCGAGGGTCTCGAGCGCTGTTCCGCCAGCAGAAAGTACACCAGGCAGAACCTCGACAATTTGTGAGGCAGGAATAGTGCTCATTTCTGCTCCTCAGCGACAACTTCGACATGGGGCTCTTCGACCGATTCCTTGACATGCACCGGCTCGGGTCGCTGATAGCCGACACCCGGATGCTTGAAGGAAGTACTCTTAGGCTGGAAGTGAGCCCTCTTCAGCCGGTTCTTTCGGGTCAAAGGTTTGGCCATGATTTTATCCATCCACTGGGGGTTCAATGGTTACCTGCAACTGATCGGCGAACTGCTGCGGTAGAGTGATGGCCTGATCGGCCTGAAGTATCGCGGTGATCACATACCGAGATTCATACTGGCTTTCCGCATTGATGAAAGGTACTTGTCTCGGTTCATCGGTATAGAGAGGCGCAAGTCCCGGGTAAGCTGAGAAGAAATCTATCGCGCGCTCGCTTCGGAACAAGGTGGCGATGGTGGTGGCGTTGTCGCCAGCGACAGTTAAGTTTGGGCTGTGGACATCGAGCTGTATACTTAACTGAGTTTTCTGCGTCAAGGTTTGATTGCCGCAAGCCATCTTCTCAGAAGCCACGGTGCCCACAGAGGCGCTGAGTGTATATATGCCGAGCAAGCCCGAGCTTGGGCCACTGATGATGGTGGTCCCGATCGGAATATCGCCAGCGACATCCCATATGTTTGAGCCGAGCCGCACCTTGCCGAACTGAATGGCGCTGATCGTCAGTTGATCGGCCGCAACGGATCCGGTGAACTGACAATCGGCATAAGTGTCGATATTAGTCGCCAGCCGCTCTCGGAACATTGTCGTCATGATGACGAAGTTAGGACTGACTGGCTCCGGCACTCGGTTAAGCTGACCTTGAACTACCTCAACGCCCGGGATCACCGATTGGATCCAGTTGCCCAGGGCGGTGAAAATATCGGACTCGCTTGGGATCGGCATTTAGAAAGCCGGCGGGGTTCCGTTCCCCTGCTCGATTGTAACTGTCGTCGTAGCGCTGGCGGTGATCAACGCGACCCAAGTGTAGATGATCGACCTGTCACCATTCGGCCAAAGGCCATAAGACGCGCATGCGTTGGCCTTCAACCAGGTCCCCGCTATGGTACTAGCCGTCACCCCGGAATTGGTCCCAAACGCCGCGTATGCGTCGTTTGAGCCAGTATTGCAAAGCCAGGCCACAGAGCCCGAGCCGGGTAGCTGAGTCGCGCTCGACGCATTGGTGACATTGACCGGCGACGCAAGCCGACTAAGCGGCACCCAGACTTGAGAAGTGTTGATCGATTGCGCCAGCGCCGAAGTTGATAGCAGCAAGCCGAGCGCTAAAAGAACTTTCCTCAAGTCCCGCTCCCATTTTGCATGGTCATAATGAAGGAGCACCAGCCCGATTGATCCCAGCCTTCGGGCACTGCGGTTATTTTCCAAGTGGTTCCGGTGGGGTCAGTGATGATGTCTCCTCCTCGAGCGGCGGCTCTCACCACAGCGAAGAACTGACCATCGACCCATACCCGCTTGCTCAGACCTTGAATATTCATGCGCTCGACGAGTTGAAGCGCCGACTGGTCGAGACCTTGAACATCGGCATCGGGTATTTGAACAAGAGTATATTGCGGGGTCTGCGAGAAGTCGGCATTGACCGTGTAACTAGTAGACTGCTGGACAGTGAGCGCTGTCGGCGGATTGATCGATGCAATGAGGCCTTTGGCGATTGAATGAAGGTTCAAGACCAATCGCCGACTGCACCGGCTCCACCCATTTCCCAAATGCGGAAGAATGAGCCTTTCTTAACGGTGACGCCCGGAGTGCCACTGGCCCCCGGCCGCGCACTCGCTTTAAGCTCGGGGATGAGCGTACCGGCGTTGGCGACAATGATGACGCCATTAAGCGAGAAGGTCGCCTGCTCGGTCGCTGAAGTCGAAGCCGCCGTAAGCACGAGACCGTTGCCGCCATTCGTCAAATCGGTGCCAGTGAGGAACCCGGACAAGCCGCCAGTCGCCGCTGCATTGGCCGTCGCGCTCGAATTGCCCGAGCCCTGGATCTGTGCGGCTGTGATCGTCGCGGTGCCGCCGAACAGGACCGCCCAAGTATGAGAAGTGGTTCCGGTGTTCGTCAGATTGTAACAGGCTTCGAAGGCATAGGTCTTGCCCGCCTGTAGAGTAATTGCGCCGTTTGCGCTGCACCCCATCGCGGTTGTGAAGACTGGGGCGGCGGCGTTGCTGTCCAATCCGGCGCCGCTATAGACTGCGCTATCAGACGACGCGATGGCGTATTGTTCAGCGTCAATTTGTTGCCTGCTTGCCGCCACAGCCGTGGCGTAGAAAGCCGATCCGTCAAATTCGATGGCTCCTGCCGCGGGGGAAGTAAGAAGGGTCCCAGCGGTCATCGTAAGCGGCGCCGCGCTGGCAGTGCCGGCAGGCGGAGCGAGCGGGGAGCCGCCAAGCTGAAAAGCTGACCAAGTCGGCGAGGCTTGAGTGCCGGTATTCTGATAGAGGGTGATGACGCCCCCATCGTTGGCCTCGAGCAAAGCCCCTGGAAGTGCAGTCCCAGCCAAAGTCCCGCTGGTCCCGTTCACCGGGGTGCCGTTCGCGGTATAAAGGGGAACCACTCGATCACCAATTACGGTATCGAGAACTCGAATAACACCAATGGCGGTGGGCGCAGTCATTAAAGTCTCCTCATTCGACTTTATAAGTAATGGAGTTCATCATGTGACCCGTATCGATGAGTTGCTTGTCAAAGCCCTTGCGCTTGATCGTAGCCGGCTTTAACGGGGGCCCCTTATCGTACTTAGCGATCGACTCTTTAAGCTGACCAGCGATCGCCTCACCGGTCAAAGTCAGGGCATCTTTGGCGTTATGATTTTTGAGAAGACCAGCGAGAGCCGAAGGCCACTCTTTGCTCTTCTCGGAAATCATGCCGCGAAAGAAAGGTCTCGGGGGTATGCCGGCTCGCGGAGCGCCGAATTCTTGGCTTGCCGCGACCATTGGAACCGAAACGCCATTCGGGTAGGTAGCTCCAGCCATGAACCCCACAGAGACTGAGCTAGCGTTGGAAAATCGATCATCCAGCCGCTTGATCGCCCCGGAGAACCGGTCGCCCCCCTTGACTTCAGACAAGGAAGTCGTAAGGGTTGAATGATGGAGTAGTCTTCGGCAAGTACATACCGAGCCGATAAGGAAGAGCCATCTGCCACCACATAGCCCCATACTGTGTCTGAGACCACCAAGCGCTCCCGGGCGTGGTTGGCCAGTCAGTTTGAACGCTGACCGAGCCTTCGCTTGCGCTGGCGATACGGCCCACCATACCAGTAGGTGGATTGGTCGCCGATCCGAATAGAAGCTGGGTGCAATGAGCCACCGCCAAGTTCAAGAGATTGAGTTGAACCTGTGGATTGTTGACCGGACCGCCGCCATCATTTCGGCTATAGCTCGTCGCAATCGGGATAACCATATTGATCTGGTCTTCAGTGACCGGAATAAAACCCGGAGCCGCTCGAAAGAAGACCGGAAATAGGCTCTCGAATAAGCCGAAGTCGAAAGTGGCGATCACCCCCATTTTTCAGGTATTCCGCTCATCTGTGGCGACATCGGAAATATTGGGGTTGATCGATCGAGGCCAGCGAGGATCCTTCGGTATCTCTCGACCATTCTGGTGGATAGTGCTGACATCGAGTCTCTCGAAGCCGCTACGCTCGCCCTTCATCTCCTTGCCTTGAGCTCTCGCCCGATCGGCATTAGCGGAAATGTAGATGATGTTGTTCCGAACGAGCGGTGAGTCCTTATTGTCCTCGAACCACTTCTTAGCGATGTCCGCCGGCACACCGAAGGTGAGAGCGTACCCGCCGACGACTTCGCACTTTGGAGAAACTCCTTCGAGCGAAGCAGGGCCATTGATCTTGATCGGTTCGCCGATCGCGGCGGCTCGCTTTTCAGTGCGTTGCCCACCACCAAGCACCGGAACTTGGTGGTCTTTCATGTCGTAGACCGACATGAGAATCCCATTTGGAAACTTGCATGCGATGGTGACGGTATCTCCAGCCTGAGCCATTAAACCTTCTCCAGAATAGTTGAATTTTTGTTTTGCTCGAACCATTTTTCCATAAACTTCGAATCGACATCATTGATGCCGGGTTTGAGTGTGATCGATTCGCCGGTCCTTCGAAACATCTTTCCGCCAGCTTCATTCTTACCTTCAGCATAAAGGTGAATGACCACTTCGGTTAAATGCTTCGATCGAACCTGCATTTGACCCTCCACAGAAAAGCCGCGATGTACGCGGCTCAGATGCCGATCATTCCGGCAATGGTTGCGGTCATGCGGATAATGCAGCCCCAGGTACCCGCCGAGACTTTCTGCTTGTAGCTCGAAAGCGCCGGGATGAGCTTGTGGGTACGCATCTTTTCGTTGAAGCCGCAGAAGCCGGTCTCTTGACCCTCGATCTCCTTGGCGATCAACTGCATGAAGTTGCCCGCCGGGTTGCCTTGGACATTGGTCGAAGAAAGAACTCCGTACTGAACCGCGGTCTCCACGGTGAGGTTTGGGAAATTTTTCTTCAACAGATCTGAGACATTGACGTTGAAGGAGTTCGTGGTCGTCAGGGCGGCTTCGCTCTGCGGCGACATGGCCAGCGTCATCTTCGTCTCGCGATTGACGAGACCAGCTGTCTGGGCGACAAGCTGAGTGAACAAGTTCTCGATGTCGGCAAAGATTTCATTCGCCGAAGCCGCGACCTGATTGGACGCATTGTACCAGGTGGTGCCGCCATAGGCCTTAGTCGCTGGGGTCAGCGAGGCGTTGAGGCGAGGGTTGTTGAATAGGCCGTAGTTCTGCAACCCACGAATGCCATAGAAATATGAAAGATTGCTGAACTTGTTGAGAGCCAGGGCTGCCGAAGTGTCGAGCTCCGACACCCAGTTGATTCTCGCCTTGCCAGCGCGTTCAAGCTCGCGCTCGCCATACTGTTTGATGACCTGGAAGAGATACGACTGATATTGAGGCCAGTTCATGTTGGCGTTGACCGTGCCGCTTTCGGCATAGTCCCCGTACGAACTGACCTCGCCGACCGACTCAGTGATCGGCAACATGATGGTGTCGTCGACCCATGTACCGCGCCGCTCTTCGCCCATGATAATCGCGGCCTTGTTCGGCGCAAAAAGCGCTTTGAAGACCTTGGGGTCGACCATTGTGGTGAAGATGACCGGAATAGCCGAATTGGGATCAGTAGCCGACAACTGCGGCTGCGCGTCCATGGCCATCGCGAAGTTCTTCTTCCAATCATCAGGAACATATGATTGGACCGCGGTCAGGTAATTGACGCCGCGTTCAGCGAACAGCGGCGCATGGGTGGCCCAAAGAGCCCGGGCTTCGTGAAGATCCAAGTTCGTAACTCCTTCTTAGCCGAGACCCGGCACGTTGCTGATTTTGACCAACTCTCCCGCGGCGCCGGTCGAGCGGCAGTACCAAGAAGTCTCGACATTGGTCGAGACTACAATGGTGCCGGATGCCGCCGTGCCCATCGCCAGGCCGGGGTTGTTGACCATGCCGACGATGTACTTGTTGGCGGCAGGAGTCGCCACAGCGGTGACAACCGCGCCATTGACGACGCCAGTCGGGGTACCAGATGAGGTGATCACCGAGCCGAGCGAGATGGTTCCGGTGGTCACGCCGCCAGTGGCGTCCCAGACATAGGGCGTAGCGGTAAGCGCTTCGCTGGCGATGCTCAGTTCCGAAACGTTCAGCGCGTAAGTGCCGGCGCCGCCAGGGGTGCCGGTAAGCTGAGCAACGATGGTGACGCCAGTTGGGACGCCAGCGCCGGTGAGCACTGCGCCGGGGTAGATCGTATTGGTGACTGCACCTGTGGTCATCAGAACATTGCCACTGGCGCCGCCGATCGTACCATTGAATGTCGCGGCAGTGCCCGCGGCAATGGTCGATAGAGTCGCTTGCGCAGTGCTCGGAGCTCCCGCCGCTGCAAACGACGCTTGGCCATTCGCCGGGTTGGCGTAGGCTTTCATACCCGGATAGGCGGCTCCGGCGCCATTGTTGAGCACCCAGAAGCCGCCAGCCGAAAAGATGGTGACTTCGAATCCGGCCGGGATATTCATGCCGGCATCGGAAAGATACGTGGTGATCAAGCCTTGCTGGTTACGGCCGACGAAGCCCGCCACAGGCCCGCCGCCGAAGTTGTTTGCAGCCGCGGGCGCGCCATCGCTATCGAGCCATTCCGAGTTGAGCCAGGCGAATAGGCCGATGGTCAAGCCAGAAGGTCCGGCGACAACGCCGCCTTCGCCAGCGAGAGTCGAGTACCTCGGGTTGGCGTCGGTGAAATCGCCAACCACCGCCGGCGCCTGTCGGGTGTTGACCTGTGATTGAATACCAAGGGTGGTCAATGAAGTATCTCCTTCTTAGACGGCCACTTTCATGGCGTCGGGGAACATCTTGGCGAAGGAATCGGACGCCGCTGAGTCCATCGCCACAGGGGTATTGTTTTGCCGAGCGGCTCCGGGCTTCGGGGTCAACTCGAGAAGCGCTTTGAGAGCCGCAAGCTCTTTGATGTCAGCCGCCGATTTGTTGCCGCTAGTCTTCAGCGCATGCCGATAGACATCTTCGGCGCTGTCGAAGGCAATGGCGAGGTCACCGACCCAGGGCCTAACTGCGCGCTCGGCTTCGCGGATTGCCTGCTGGCGCTGGCGTTCGCCGGAAATGGCAGAATCCATGGCCTTCTTCACATCTTCGGATTTCATCGGCTCAGACCTCGAGTCATGCGCTCGCCTGCCGCGTGGCCGGCTGTCGTTGGTGCGCTCGGGATCGGGGCGATCATCCTCTTCCTCGGCGTCTTCGGCTTCACGATCCTCCTTTTCTTTTTTGTCGATCTCGTCGCAAGCCGCCTTCCAATCTTCGGCTTTCATCTTGTCCTTCAGATAAGACTTAAGTCCCTCATTGGCTGCGTCGCGAGCAGTACGGCGAGAATCACGCGCCTTGCGGCGATCCTCAGCCTTCTTCTCCTTCTCTTTCTTCTCGCGCTCTTCGCGCTCCTCCTCCGATTCCTCATCTTCGGCCTCCTCCGGGTCCATCTCGTCGAGAGCCAGGAGTACATTCTTAAGGCCGTCGATTTTGGCGCCATCGACGAGGTTGCCGCTCACGGCTTTCTGGATCTTCGAGAGAAGCCCCGGCGAGGAGATATCCGTCACACCGGCGAAGAGGGGCTCCAGCGCGACATCATTCGCAAGCTTGGGCTGGAGGTAGATGGAAACTCCGCCGAGAGCGGCGGCAGCTTTTCGCGACAGGGGCATTAAAGTTCACTCCTTATAATTATGCGATTGGCGGTGCTCTGCTTCGTACCCCTTCGGGGTCTTAGAAACTCGAACTTCGCCATGGTCCGAGTGACTGTATGTATCTCCGGATTTCTTGAATCCAAGCTTGGTCTCCAGGTGCTCTCCGGGATGAGATGAGCCGCCCTTGTAAATTTGCGCCCGATCGAACTTCTTTTCTTCCGGGTGACGAGCATGCATATCCGTAGTGTGCTTGAACCCATGCTCGTGCATGGCGTTCTTCACGATCTCTCGGCTATCTTCGAAGTGAGCCGGCTCTTGCCTCGCTGCCGCTTGATCGCGCTCGTGTGACTTCTCATTGCCCGCCGCGGGTCTCATACTCAACCAGCGCTGTGGCCTCTCGCGATTCTGCGAAGAATGCTCGGCATTTTTCTTGCGCGCCTCGGCGGCAGCTTTGCGGGCTTCGTCGGTCCATTCATCTTCTGCGATCATGGCGCTGTCTCCAACAACGACGTCGTGGCCAACGCGACCTTCCTTGACCACAGCAACATGATTGCCAACAATATCGCGCATGACGCCATCATATGAGCCTTCGGCGCACTTGCCAGGCGTCATGTCGGCTCGATAGCGATAAGCCGAGCTAAGTTCTTTCTTGACGTCCTTCTCGACGTCATCGATGGCGTCCTTCGCCCAGATCACTAGAGAGTTCTTGAGATACGGCGCGACAAAGATGGCGTCGGTGCCAGTCGAGCCGATCACTTCATCCGGCTGGTGGTCATCGGCCGATACTGGAACGTGGCGCTTCAGTACTTGAAGATTGTTGAATGTGCTGGCGCCTCGAGCTAGCTCTTCAGGATCGCGGTAGAGCTTATAGCGCTTGTCGGGATCGAGTTTAAGCTCTTCGGAGCCGGGAATCTCACGACCATAGTATTCGCAGATATTGGCCTTGGAAATCGGCGTAAGCTCGACATGAAGTCTGCCATCTGCATCATAGCTGCGTACTGACTCGCGATCGAACGCCAGGCTGTCATTCGCCTTCGGTTGTTCTTGAATCTTCTTGAGTATCGCGGTGATTGCCGGATGTACCGGCTGTGGCGGCTTAGTAAGCGGCGCCCAAGCATGCGCGGTGTGCTCGGCGTTCAGCACCACCTGAAACTCGCCTTCCACAGGGCATAGGAAGGTCATGAAGTCGGCGGTGCGATGATAGGGTGTCATCACGCCTTCGGGAGAATAGCTAGTCTCTTCACTTGTCTCGCGCTTGGCGGCTTGCTCGGGCGTTTCGCCTTCTTCGATCTTGCCAGCCGGGAAGCACCACTCGCCAGCGTGATCACCGGCATCCGATCGGCGGAGCCAGAGTACATTGCCTCTTGAGGTGAGATAAATCACCCCAGCCGCTTTAAGCTCATCCTCGGCGATTGCATCGAAACTACCATGTTCGTAAGATCGATGACTCACCCCGGCATGACTTACCCGAGCCGAATGAACTTCCCCAGTCTTCTTATTCTCGATGGTTACATGATGCTCGCCGAGACCATGCTGTCGAATATGGCTTTGGAGACCAACGAGATGGTGCTCGAGGCCAGCATGGTTGGAAGCCTTAGCTTGCATCCTTTGGCCTGCGCCAGTTCTCGGCGCTGCCGACATATGAAGATGACCGACGGAATCTTCGGCAGCCCAAGGCGCCGCGCTGTTCGGCGCAGTGGTAAGCGCCGGCTGAAAGTCTTCGGCAATCTCGGCCTTCGGATCGAACCCCAGCATACCGACAACATCTTCCGGGGTCTCCGATAACTCCTCGTCATCATCGAGAAGGTCCGGCATCGTACGCCAATCGATCCGATCTTCTTTCGGGGATCCGAAGTGAGCGTCAGGCAGCACTGGCTTGTCTCCAAGCGGCGAACACTGACGGGTTGATATACGACTGGAGAGCCACAGTCGGCGTGTTGCCGAGCTTCTCCGAAACTGATTTTGCAATCGCCTTCACAGCTTTGACATAGTCCTTAGAATTTTTCGGGGCCGGATGTTTGGCTACTTCGGCCATCGCCGACTTGGTTCCGAGCAAGGTACGAAAATCTTTCGTCTTGAATCCGCCGCCATCGAATGAATGAACATGACTGAGAAGTTTCTTCTCATCGATCGGGAACAGCTGGCCATCGTCGCCAGCGGAAGTCTTTCGATCGCGAAGCATCGAGGCCACTTCTGGGTCTTCCACAGGAAGATCGAGGCTCACACCTTTCTTGCCGACAAATTTCAAGCGAACTGACTTTCCGTCAATTACGACATGGCGACCTTCTAAAGTTGTTGCGCCGAAAGCCTTCTGCTCGGCGCCAGTGTCGCCCTCGCTCCCGGGCCGGATGCCGGTCCGCATAATCAACATGGCGCAGTCGGCGACATCTTTCTTAGCGGGGTCTCGACGAGCTTCCTGGTTTTGCTTATCGATCGAATTAAACTTCTTGGATAGCTCGCTGATCCGAGCAAATTTGGCCTCTGCCGCTTTCGCCCAATGAGCTTCCGAATAGATGGCCTGAGGCCGGCCTTTGGCGTCTCGGCCAACAACTAATAGATCACTGTCCGGAGACGAGCTATAATGTACGTCTTTCCAAGCCGGCGGAATTTTCAGCTTCGATATATGCTCGGGAACGGCGGCTCCAGCCTCATGCTTGACAAAGCCGGCTTTCGAGCCACCTTGACCGAACTTCCCGTCATTGTCTCGAGGATGGTCGCTTTCGTTCCATTCGTCCTCGGCGTCGATCAGTTCGTCCTTCCACCAATCTTGTCTCAGTGGATTGCCGACGATGTTCGGATGCTCCATGCGTTGCTCGGCAAAGAATTTCTCGAGCTCTTCGCCGAGGTCGTCATCCCAGTCAGGTGCATCGCGCGCTTTCGGATCATACGCCAACATAGCCTTGGATAGATCATCTCGGGCTGTACGACGCCTCTGAGCGTACGCGATGGCCACAGCCTGATTCTGCGGCTTGCCAGCGCCAATCTCGGCCTTGATATTATGCTTGAAAGCGGCTTGAGATGTGCCGCCTTGCAAAGGCATGAATTTACCTCAACATCAGGTGTGGACTCGGCAATCCGCCGCTCTCCAGTGCGTATAAAAGATAAATCAAGCAGAGGATGAAGAAGACGATCCAAACGGCAGTTTCTAATCGAGCCGGGACCGAAACGAACTGCTTGATACCCCACAGAGCAAGCCAGATAACGCCGCCAAGAATAATGACTCCGAGGGCGAACCAAAGAATGCCGATCGCTAAACCGATCATTTCAGCAACCTCATGAAAACCCCTTAACCACTGGCTTCCAAGTACATCGGCAATTTATCAACTCGCCAGGAAGGATATGCCGTTCTTCATCGGGATCGTACCAACCCTCTTTGATCTTGAAGCGCACTTGATCGCGACCAGCCTTAAGATGACTCGGTCGCGGTTCCTTGCCGCCACCGGAATGAACCCATATGCCTTCAGTGATCCCGACTTCAAGCTGGCGCACTCGGCTGAAGGTAGCTGTGCATTTGTTGTTCTGATCCCGAGCGATCAAAGCCGCTCTCTTCTTAGTGACTTGGAACTGACGGCGTAGGTCTTTGGTAAGCTGGCCAAGGTCGCGGCCGGTTTCCACAGAGCGCATGACATAGCCTTCGACTTGCGTCAAGCATTGTCGAGGAATGCTCTTGATCAATGAGACATTCTCATTGACCGCCGCATTGAAGACTTCGCGCATAGCGTCAGTCATTTTGAAGTCGACAGCGAAGCCGCCATCTTTCAAGATTTTCTTCAATACGGCGTCGCTACGCTTGTTGATCGCAGTGGCGAAGTACTTCGCTAGCTTAGCGCTCATCTCATCGAAGTTCTTATTCCATCGTCTGATCAGTTTCTTGAGCGCTTCGCGCAAAACCGAAGAAGCCATCTCATCTACTGCGATCGGCGGCGCCTTTCGATAGCTTGCCGAGAGCCAATGAATGGTGGAAGTCTCCATCTCGCTAATCAGCGACTCGAGCTTCCTATAGTACTCGAACTGGATCCCGATATTCGCCCGAGCAGGTCGGAGCTTCTTTTGCTTAACCGCGTCAGAGGCGAATATGTCGGAAAGAGAGATTTTCAAATTGGCCTCACCCCCGTCTAGGCGATGAGGCCAAGTCAACGGGAACGCCTATATCAGGGCATTCTCCGCGCTCAGTGATTGGCCACCGAGCGCGAAGCTACTTTTACTCGGTAGCAGGTTGGTCCGATTGATCAGTGGCGCCATCGTTATTGTCGGCGGCTGCCTGCTCGTCGGGCTGAATCTCGTGAACGAGCAAATCTTGAGATTCGTGGACGAAAAAATCTTGAGTTGCATTCGGCTCGACGATCAAATCAGTCTTCTCGCCAGTCTTGGCGATCTTAGTAACGAGAACTGGCCAACCATGATTGGCCTTTACAGTCACGGTCGTGGTCATTCTTACTTTTACTCCCTGTTGAAACTTTAATTACAGGTGATCGCCCCGCCACCAGACACCGTACATGTATTTCCGGTGCCAGCATTATAGTCTGTGACGTTTCCGGCCACGCTGCCGAACGAGGACCCTTTGTTGTAAGGGAAGAAGCCGCCGCTGTATTCAAGAATATTCGCGGTGGAAGTCCCAGAAATTGCGCCGGCCAAAGGATCGGTTTGTTGGCCAAGATAGATGGGAGCGCTGTTCGGGTTGCCGTTGGGGTTATTCGATCCCGTATAAGACTGGTTCCCGCGATCGATCGCGAAATTGTGGTGAAGGTTCGTGACGAGCGTATATGAATCGGCCTGCTGAGCTAATGGAGCCGTCGCGTTCGACGGATTGACATAGAATCGGTTTATTCCAACATTGTACCCAACTTCCCAATTGACCGTGTAGATGTTGGAGCCGAAGTAGGCGTATTCTGATTCGCCGTGTGTTGAGCCAGCGATACCGACTTCGTAATAGTAATTGTACTTCTCTGTGATCGTCAGCGTGCCGCCTGCGCCACCAGCGAAGTTGATGCACTTCGCGTCAAACAAGTGGCAAAGATTGTACTCCCAGACGAACGACCCGGTAACCTGCCTGTCATCTACCATCGTTGCCAAGGTGGTCGTATCGCAAATTGTCCCACCAATCGTATCACCGCCGTCGATCGAATTGTACATAAAGGTTGCGCTCGTCACAGATGCGCCGACAGAGATCATGCCGCCTGTCGCCGAATTATGCGGGCCACAGAGAAACTTGCTGTTGCTGATAGTCCAGCCGCTCACTGTTAGACTCAGATGAGTGTTATGCAGCGAGAAGTCAAAACCATTGAGCGTGCCGCCAGAGCCGATCGCCGAGTCGACCTGTGACTGCTGCACTGCGGCCGACGCTCGCAATCCAAACGTTTCCGTCCCGCCGCTTATCGCCGTCAGGTTGACCCTGATATTGCTATAGCCGGCGGCGAGGACCTGCCATTCGCCGTTCGCCGTGCCGCCCGTGACGGCGGCGTTTTGGCCAACCGCCGGGATCGCGTAGGCGTTGACAGTCTGCCAGGACGCATCCGGCATCTGGCCTTGGAACGAGAACACCAGTCCAGTCCCGGACCCGCTTGCGCTGATGTTGACCGTGGCGGAGCCGTTGGTCGCGACGGAGACCGTTCCTGTTCCGGTGAGCGCCGTGCTGATCGTTGTATCTGCCGGCTTGACACCAAATGGATTTGACGCCGTACCAAACGCTGTGCCGGTCGTATCGATCGGCACCGAGGCTGGGCATTCGGTGCTTGCCGCTGCGCAACCGCTAGTGCCTTGATTACCACTGTCGACGGCATTAATATGCGTTCCGCTGCCAGTGGTGATGTCAAAGCCCGCGAGCGCAACATCCAACGGCCAAAGCGCCGCGAGAAAAGCAAGCGGGATAAACGCCTTTCTCATTTCACCCCCTCAGAATAGCGCCGGCAAGTACTGGCTGTTGCATGACTTGGAGAAATCTAGAGAGTTGGAACATGCGGGCGGTGAGCCACCAGATCCTCCACGAGAAACTCCCAAATCCCCAACCGCGCCAGATGATATGCCCAAGTCGCCAACCGCCCATGCGGCGGTTGCGCCGAGCAAGAGCGCGACGATGGCGCTACTCCACTTCAACATAGATCGAATCGCCAGTTGTAGCGCAGGTCCCGACAATCGCGTTGTTCGGCACATACGAGAAATACCTCTGCCAGCTTGCGCCCTGCCCGAGCAGGATGGTCGCCTTTTGCGCGGTGATCGCGCCGTTCTTTGTCGTCACCGATGTACTAAGAGTATTCGTCGCAACAACAATTCCGGTCACATCGATCCAGCAGTTGTCGCCATTACTATTATTGTTCTCGATCGTCAGAGCGCGCGGCGTCCCTGCCGCAAGCAAAGCTTGAAATGTGTTCCCAGTCGTTATGGACACTGACCAGTTATTCGCCTGCGCTGGCTGCGATTGTGCAAACGCAGCCGAAGAAATAAATGATAGCAAAATCGCGGCAATAAAAGAGCGAGCTATCATTCCACTTCCTCCTGCTCCGCGACTTGCGGTCTTCCGCCTTCCGGCTCGAGGCCCTGAGCCTCTTCTTCGAACAAGTTCGGCGGCGGACCTTCGAGTCCGTGGTATGGCGAGTCGGGTTTTTCAGCGAGCCGCTTGCGAACTTCCTCAGGAGCCACAGCGCCGAGGTCAACATAAGTTTGATCGGTCTTCGCCTGGGTATCTTCAAGGCTAGCTTGCGAGAGCTCATCCAAAGACCAAAGAGGTACGAAGCTCCAAGTAATCTCTTCGTCGACTTCGCCGAATTCAGAAAGCTGTACGAAGTCGATCACCGTTTGTAGATTAGTGCCGAAGAAAGCCTTTTGGTAAGCTTCGATCCAATCATAGAAGGCTCTTATCTCGCCTTCGCTCGAGGCATTCAACCCCGCCGGCTGAATGCCGAGGAGCTTGATCAACGGGATACCAGTCACGCTCGACATATGCTCTTGACTTTGAGCTTGGAGAGCCTCTAGCCCGCCGAGCGGCGCCGATACATTCGTGAGGACTTCGCTGTCCTTGTCGATGACCATCGATCCACGATTGTTTCGGAAATTGTTGAACAGCTCCATGCGACGAAGAAGTCTTTCCCCGCCTTGCTGAAGTATCTCGCCCATCTGAGTGGCGAGCACAAATACATGATAAGCTGAGATGGCGTCGTTCACTGACTGGCGCGTCTGAAGCCAGTTATCCACATAGGGTTTCATCATCTGGGTCAGCGCCAAGCCACCGAATGAGTAGGCCGGCTTCAGGAGATCGGGAACCTCTCGACCAATAAAGCAAAGCAAGCGCGAAACATGGATCCTCTTGCCCATGACAAACCATATATCGGGTTTGTACCATTCAGCGCTTAGCGGATCGCTCGAATTGTAATTAGTCGGGTAAGTCCATACAGCCTCGACGCAGCGTAGAGCGGTGATCGGCTTCTTCTTGCCGACTTTCCCTTTGCTGGCGCTATTACGACCATCGCCGATTGGCGTCACCAATTCGTCGGGGTCATCGGTGTACCCCTGATCGAGATAGAGATGACTGCGGCCGAAGAAACCATCTTGCTCGGCAAGCCTTTTGAAAACTTCTTGAATTTTGAGTTCTTTGAGCCGGTTCTCAATTTTCTTGATCTTGTCTGATTTGTTCGCGCTATCGCTAGCGGCCTCGAATTTGATCCACTTGCGCGTCATCTCTGTGGCGATGACTTCCACAGCGCGGCGGTATTCTGGTCGTTGCGCTAGCTCGGCTAGATAAGGATAGCCGAGAAATTCTAGGCCTTCGCTGAATTGAAAGCTTCCGGCCCACCCATTCCAAGCGACGATGTTTTTATCCATCGCCATCTTGTCGCCTTTCGGCAGCACACCGGGCGGAGGCGATGGAAACTTGAATGGAACTACCCTCGGGGCTTTGCCTCGCGAGTGCGCGAGTAGCTCATCCGAAACAACTATAGGCTTCTTCGAAACCTTCCTAGAAACCTTCTTCAAGCTGGCATCCTCGAACGAATCAGCAGAGAGTCCGGAATGTCGAACAGCTCGCCGATCTTGATCGGGAAATAATTCATCATGACCGAATCGCCGATGTTCGGCGACTTCGCTCCGTCTGGCTTCTTTTCGATCACCATCTTGAGGCGAGAACCCTGGGTCATGGTTGGCTGGCTCAATTCCTTGATCAACTTCGGAAGGTTCTTTATCTCGCTAGAAATGGAGATCAACTCGGCCGGGTTAGGTTTGTACTTGAGATTCGACAACTTGTCCGAGTTCAAGTCTTGCAGCGCTCGAAAGGTCTTCTCAAAGCGACGGCGCAACGACCACCAGCCTTGCGCTTTGAGATTGTCGAAGAAATCTTCGTTCATAGGCGACTGTCGATCGTTCTCGACCACCCGCCTTTCTGGGTCTTGAACAGCAGCGCCGGCATTCCAAGCAATGAAGTGGATGAACTTCATTACTTCTTTAGTTTCTCGATCATCGCAGAGCCGATTGTACTCGGCCTTGACTGAAGCTCCGATACCGATGCAATCATATTGCACTCGGACCATGCCGAGCCCGCGGCATTCATCGACTGTGCGGCGAGTAGTCACTCCGACGTCGCGCTCTCCCCATTCACGCGCCGACTTGAGCACTACTCCTTTGCGCTTGGTGCAGCAATTGGTGTCGCCACCCTCATCGGCGACATCGAGCGCTACGCTCCAGCCACCGGAGTCATCGAAGCCGAGCTTAAGGTGTGCGTCGATCGCGGCTCGAATCCATTCGCCGGGGATGACGACGTTGTCCACAGAGGCGAAGTAGTCTCGGTCGACTTCTTGCGCGAAAATGTGAGACAAGCCATCATCGATCCACTTCTGTTTGCGCTCATCGTACCAAACTTGAGTCTTCTCTGGATGATCGCGCCAATCCATGACGAAGACGTTGGTCTTGCCGCGTACTATTTTCTGGCCAGGTGACCAATCGATGCCAGCTTCTCGACGCCGCTGGAAGAGCGTGTTCGGCTTGACCGACGATATATCGACTTGAATGCGAGTGTTGTCGCCGAGGGAGCCGGCTATCGACTCGGCGTGCTCGAGGTGCGCCGATTCGTCGACAAAGTAGATCAGCTTGCGCCCACCGCGGCCGATGCTATCGCCACCTTCGCCGGTGATCGTCGCCTCAGTTTCAGGGTTGACGATCTTCATCTCGGTCATATGAGCCTTCGGGTCGAAGTCCAAAGGCCAAAACTCTTGAGGCAGATTTCGTATGATGATGCGCAGCTTCTGGAATATGCTGTCCGGGTCGCCGATCTTATCGACTAGCTCGGCTTTGCGCGAACCCCAGCCGACCGATGATCCGGGCCAGAAGCGCCACAGCCAGACTGAGAATGCACAGCAGAGCCAAGTGGCTCCCATGTCGCGCGACTTCTCGACTAGCCCATTTTGCTCGGCAAGCAACAGCTCGTGGAGAAACCTGATAAATTCCTGCTGGCGCTTGAAGAGTACGAATGGCAATCGCGGCGGTAGGCCGCCCATCGCCAGGCGCGGGTCGTAAGTCATGACCCAATGGTTGATGAATTCGTTTGGCCGAGTTTTATAGTACTCGATCGCTCCGAGCTTCAGATTTTCATCTTTGCGGAGCTTGAGGAGCTGTTTCTGCCGCCATGAAAAGATCGCGACATAATCCGGCGGCCACTGGTTAACTGTCTTCAACATCGTCGAGTTCGGCCGCCGTGGAGTCGATCGTCATCGCATAGGCCTCAGCGGCCTCACGCGGTGTCATGGTCGGCGTAATCTGCTGGGCCGGGTCGATAGAGCGAGCGTCAATCTCGAGCGCTACAAGCTTTCTATGGACATATGGCGCTGCCGACTTCGCGGCTTCCAGCCGAGTTTCGACCGAATAGCGCGGGCAGCGCATGACGGAGATCATATAATCGAGCGGGCTTTTACCGCTGCGCAGAATTTTCCGGATGGCTTCGGCGGTTTTTCGGTTCGGCTTGCCTTTGAGCCGACCTCCTTTGCCGGGGGAGATTTGCCGATCGAGTGGCGATATGACTTGATTGGGGCCGCCCAAAGCTTTGAGACTGGGCATAGATACCTCAGACCGCCTCTAAATGGTCGGCGGACATTTCAGTTCTAAATTGAAATCCCATTCCGGTGAACAGGACGCGGACCCGATCGCTACTCGTCATTTCCTCGCATATACATAATTTTCCCCTAAGTAAACCGTCGCTCGCACGCAGCGTCTGTCTGGGCATAAATCGCGGCGCCGGCTCGGGAAATTGGTAAAAACCCCCATGTTCTTGATTTTTTAGTTCATCGATGATCCATTGAGGTACCGGCTGAGGCTCGAGTAGCTCGCCGGTTCGGCGTAGCAGAATGCGCCTCACTCCGATCGTCGACAGCAGCACTCGCCAAGATCCTTGTATAATTTTTTCTTCGATGACAATCATTCCATCTCGTACTATTTTTCGATATAAACTTTTTGGTTGGCAATTGGTCTCTACAAAAAGGTACGAAGGAAATAGTGATCGCGGCTTGTCATCCTTCATGTACCTTGGCCAATAAGTCTCGAAGCCTTGCCGTGTGATGTTGTCATATGCTTTCTTCTCGGAACCCGGTTGAGTGCAAGCGAGAGCCCACATGATCAGAAACCTCAAAGTCGCCAGCCGAGCCGGCATCATAACCGAGACCCGAAAATAGGGCAACAATCTTGACTTATTATGGGGCAACAATCTTGACTCATTATTTTTCGATCGATCTGCATTTTGACATTGAGAATCCCAATCCATCCATCTAAACTGATTTCTGCCGGCGCCACTCGCCGGGGAGAAAAGCGCGATGCAAGCCCTGACCTGGATACTCAAGCCCGCCGAAGATACTTCGGTCGATCCAGAACATCAACTGCGATGCGGCAAATACGACACCGGCATCTCGGTGCAAGATGCAACTTCCTACGATGGTGGTTATGCCGTCAATGAGACTGGCGGCTCTGGCGATGAAGTTTGGGTCGCATTGCTTTCGACTCACCGAACCTTGAAAGCCGCGAAAGCTGCCGCTGAAAAGCATTTCTCGGGCCGCTGATTTTTCATAATGCCGCTTTCGAGCGGCATCAATGAGCGATCACCGCTCTTAACTGGAGAAAGTTCGATGGCCAAGCGCTACACCAAAGCTCAGATGCGCCGACGCGCTTTGCAAGATCGCCTCGATCGTCAGATGAGCGACCTCGACCAATACAACACCTGCGATAAGCATCGCGTCCGCCGCATCGAACGCAAGATTTTTGGTAATGGCGAAGTTCAAAATGCCTACTATGCCGGTGAAGCCGCATGCTGGGGCCGCCGATCGACCCGCAATCCATACCCGCCAGGCCTGCGTCACAATGCTTTCAATGATGGGCTTAATTCTCGCTTCTGACCGCTAGCCGATGCGCTTTTCGAGCGCATCTACGAGCGATCAATTCTGATAGCTCTAACCGGAGAAAAAGGCCATGAACACCACCGAACTGATGACCAAGTCGGTCAAGGACTTGATTGCCGAGCACAATGCGATGCCGAACGCCAAGAAGATTCTCGGCGACTGGCACGACTCGAAAGCCAAGCTGGTCACCCGCATGGTCAAGCTCGACGAAGCCAATGAAGCCACCAAGCCGAAGGCGAATGGCGCCGCCAAGCCGAAGAAGGTCAAGCCCGAGCCGAAGGGCACCCACAGCAGCTTGATCGGCGATTACTGCGCCAAGCATGACTTGAACCCGCGCCAGGTTCGCGCGAAGCTGCGCAAGCTCGGCAAGCATGCGCCGTATAAGCAAGCCGACCTCGATCTGGTCAAGGGTTGATTAGTCAAGCCGAGCGGGTGCGACGCTCGGCTTGCATGATCAACTGAAAGGCCTGACTACAATGGAATTCAGCAAGCACACGCGCAGTTACGCCACGCGCATCAACCTCGATAACTCGCTAGCCAAGCTTGGGCTCTTGCAATATCAGCCGCTCATCTGCCGCACGCCCGAGGGCAAGTGGACAGCGGTTTTCGGCTATGCCTTGAGCCGCCACCCGAACCCGGCGAGCATCGCCCGCCACGGATTCATGGTCATCAACTAAAGTGGGAAAGATCATGAAAGTCTATGTAAAGATCGGTGATCAGCCACAGAAGTTGGTCGCCATCGCCGACAGCGCGCTCACTATGGAAGAGGCGATCCGCCTCTCCGGCGTCGATCGCTTCGACCTGGCTGGCGTAATCCATCTGCCGCGCACTGGCGCTTGGCTTATCATCGCGAACTAAGGAGAAAAGACCATGGACAACATCAAGGATAAAATCCGCAAGCTCCTCGCGCTGTCAGCCGACAAAGGCGCGACTGAAGACGAAGCCGCCAGCGCGCTACGCATGGCGATGGCTCTCATGGCCAAGCATGGAATCGAGCAGGACCAGCTCGGCGTCGAGAAGCCCAAGTCCCGGGTCGGCAAGGTCGCCGCTCAGGCGATGCAGCAGTATCAAGTTCTGGTCGCGCAAGCGGCCGGTCACCTCTACGGCTGCAAGGTCATGACTTACAACCACGGCAAGTCGGGTTTCTCCTTCGTCGGCCGTCCGGACAATATCGACGCCGCCGAAGATACTTGCTTGTGGTTATTCAAGCAAGTCGAGGCCATCTACAAGGAAGCGCTGCCCCCAGGTTTGACGCAACAAGCCCGCGCGCGTTTCCGAAAGCATTTTAAGAATGGGTGTGCACTGCGCATCTGGCATCGGGTGCAGAAGCTGATCACCGACCAAGATATGGTCAAGGCGACTGGCTCGAATGCGATGGTGGTCAAGGGATACTTCGAGGGCCTAATGGCAGAAGCCGCTCAGGTGCTGGAAGAGCGCGGCGTCGTGAAAGGTCGAGCTAGCAAAATACGCTACAGCGATCAAGGCTATGCCGCTGGAGACACCGTCAAGTTGCGCCGCGAGGCCGAGCGCTCGAATCACGGGAGGATTAGCCATGGCTGAGAAGATCAAAATCGGGGCCGGTCAATGGGCCATCGCCCTTCTGATGTGCCTCACAGTCGAGCCATACTGATGTCCTTCATGCGCAATAAGCAACTCCGCCGACGATACTTCGAATCAGTGTCGCGCTGGCGCGCAGGCTTGATCAACAACTCAGAGTTCGCTCGGCGGCTCATATGGCTAGGATATACGCCAGAGCGCGCTTGCGAGATAGTGAGCAAGCTATGACGCTTCCTCGAGCTCCGCCGGCCAAAGGCCACAGTCGCGCAAGAGCTTAGGGATGACCGAGAAATCTTGCGCGCTGCGCGGCTTTTGCCAGGAGAAGCTCTTGAAACCCTCCCTCCTCTGGTTCTACAACGCCTATCAGGTTTTCGCCGTGCTGTGGACGCGCCGCGACTGCTCGAATGTGTTCCTGCGCCAAGTCGCGAACGACAATGTTTTTATTGACTCTGACCCCGATTGGTGATCGGCGACTTCAAGCCGATCCCCGATCTGCTCAAGAGAATCTAACCGGAGTAATCCCCGATCTGCTCAAGAGAATCTAACCGGAGTAAAGACTATGGATTACGAGATTGCCTACACCATCGATCGGCGCTTCCGCATAATCCGCCGAGGCGCGTGGTTTATCCCCCACGTTCGCGAAGGAGCCTTCTGGTTCAAAATCAGCCAAACTCGCAGGCATGCGGCGGCTTTCGCCCACTTCAATTCTCTCTGAAAATCCCCCGGAGGCCGCATTGACTGCGGCCTTCATTGTGTCTATAAATGTGGTGCGGCGAGTTGCGCCGCGAGGAGAAGTCCATGACCTACAAGCTTCCGACCAAGTGGTCGCCCCAGCAGACAACCTTCATCGATTGGTGCGATAGCGGCGCCGGCAACGCGGTGCTCGAGGCCGTCGCTGGCAGCGGCAAAACCACAACCCTGCTCGCTGGCGCGATCAAAATGGCCAAGCGCGGCAAGAAAGTCGCCATCTGCGCCTACAATAAAAAGATCGCTGACGAAATTCGCGGCAAGCTCGAAGACCTCGGCATCGAATGGAAGCAAGTGAGAGCCGGCACGATGCACTCCTTCGGCTTCAATGCGATCCGCAAAACTTTCGGCGAAGTTCAGGTCGATGAGAAGAAATGCGACACGCTGTTTGCCGAGATGCAGCCGAACCATCCGTGGCACTCGGTGATTGTACGGCTCGTTTCGATGGCCAAACAGCAAGCGTTCGGCGCAATCGGCCGCATTAACGACTTCACCGCCTGGCGCAATATCATCGATCACTTCGAGATGGTCGACGAATCACTGACCGAGGAGCAGGAAGAGGAAATCATCCTTCAGGCAATCGCGCTCCTCAAGAAGTCGAATGGCATGACGCAAATCGTCGACTTCGACGACATGGTCTACCTGCCGCTCATTCATCCTTGCCGGTTTTTCCGCTACGACGTTGTAATTATCGATGAGGCGCAGGATACGAACCCGGCTAGGCGCGAGCTTGCTAAGAAGCTTCTGGCCCCACGCGGCCGTCTAATCGCCGTCGGCGACCCCTGCCAAGCCATCTATGGATTCACCGGCGCCGACAACGACTCTCTCGACATCATCGCTCGAGAGTTCAGCTGCCAGCGCTTGCCGCTGACAGTCACTTACCGCTGCCCGAAGAAGGTAGTCGAGTTCGCCCGCCAATGGGTGAGCCATATCGAAGCGCACGCCGACAACGCCGAAGGAGAAATTCGATCGCTGGCGTTTGCCGACTTCATCAAGTCGCCACAGGAAGGCGCGATCCTCTGCCGCACTACGAAGCACCTGGTCTCGGCCGCCTTCGCGCTCATCCGGGCAAAGATCGCTTGCCGCATCGAAGGCCGCGACATCGGCAAGGGCTTAGTCAAGCTGGCCCAGAAGTGGCAGAAGGTCAAGACTATTGACGCATTTGACGCGCGCCTCGAGAAGTTCCTCGAGAATACGCGCAAGAATATGGCCGATCGCCCGAAGAAGCTGGAGCTCATTGAAGAGCAAGCCGCCACGCTGCGAGTGATCATGGAGGAATGCCGGCGCCAGCAGAAGACGCAGATGGCCGATGTCGTCGACTTCGTCACCGAGCTGTTCGCCGACAACGTCCAAGAAAAGATCGTTCTGAGCACTATCCACAAGGCCAAGGGCCGCGAATGGAACCACGTCTTCTGGCTTAATCGGGCGAGCACCTGCCCGTCGCCTTACGCCACGCAAGCATGGATGCGCCAACAGGAAGCAAACTTGCAATATGTCGCGGCGACCCGTGCTATGATGACTCTAACTGACATGGTGATGTAATGGCCGAGATTGAGGCCCAGCGCCTTTCGGCGAGGAAGCCGTGCCGCTGATGATCTGGAACGAGAACGACGCGCTGGCGCAATTCTGCGACGGCGCGCTGGCGCCAATCGGAGCCATTTGCATATCACCCGAGGCGGCAGTGCATGAAGTGATCAGGGCGCCTTTTAGATTGAATAAGAAGCGTGAGCACGCCGGAAAGCTTCCTATCCTTGATCATCACACTATCTCACTTGCACGCCGCCAGCGGGCCACGCCAAGCCCATTTGAGCCAGGGGAGCGCCGATCGCCTCGGCTGCACTGGCGCCGCGGTCATTGGCGGCACTTCGATAATACTCGGACTTGGATCAAATGGATGCTCGTCGGGGACCCCGACCTGGGTTTCGTCGACAAATACTATAGGTTATAAGAGGATGGATATAAAGACTTCATCGCTCAAGGATCCGAAAGCCATCATCCGAGTGCGCTTGCTCGGGCCACAAGGCGGAATGATCGGCGGGGGCCGGATGACAATCGAGCAAGCGATAGAGCTGAGGAAGGCGATCGATGATCTACTCCGCGACAATCACATGGCGAAAGAGAAGATTTGAGTATCATTTCTCGGACTCGGCCGATCGCGCCTGCTTCGTCGGCATCGTGCGCAAGCTGCCGAACTGCAAGGTGTCGACCAAGGACAAGGACGACCGAGTAGACCAAGTGCTGGCGCAATTCAACAAGGACATTGGGTGATGATGCCTAAATCGCACTTCGTATTGACTTTCTCTCTAAATCTTACATTCAACACCGAAAAAGAATTCGGCGAGCTAATATCGATTGTCGAACGCTTGGAAAAATTTCCGGAGCTCGACTACCCTAAGAAACAGGCTGGGATAGCTCGGCTCATCCAAAAGGATGGAGAGGTCAATCTGCTATTTAATGGCATGATGGCGCTGGGGCCCTCAGTATCATCGGATGACTTCGAGTTTGTAACCGACATAGTAAACTGAAAGGAAATGAAAATGATACCGAACACCACGGCGATCAAGAACCTGGCGCAAGCGCTCGATAGCATATCGGCCGTTTTTTCAAGAGACCAGTCTGATCGCCTGGCCACTATGAGCCGCAGGTTACTACGGGCGTTGGAACATGAAGTCGACAAGTTCGAGAAGCATCAACTCGAAGAGCGCGCACGATATGAGAATGCGCCGGATGAACTTCCGCGAGATAGGCCGCCGACTCGCTCAGGCTGAGGTTCCAGTCGAGCTTTTCAAGAAACCATCCATCCGGCCAGACAATCGCACCTATCGATCTAATTTTCTTGTACCTTTCCTCATCGTTGAATCTCTCTTCAAGACAAAGCTATGATGATTCGGGGAAATCTATCATTTCGGCTTCTCCTTCGACATGGCGTGTATCTTCGTAAGCTCGAAAGCACGAACTACCTGTCGATCGACATCGATCGCGACCATTATCCAGCATGGCTCGGTGTGATGAGTGTCAGTCGACTGATGCCACAGAATGGCGTCCGGAGTCACTTCGCGCCAGCGCCGCTCTCCGCGCCAGTTGGTATAGTCGATCCAGAGATTACGCATGTCTTCTCCTCAAACCCATCTCGTAGTATCGAGACTTGACCGCTTCGGAAGTGCGGCCGGGGAACGCCGCGACGATCACAGACCACGGAGCAGTGTGCAAGCCGCGCAGGCGGTCATTTTCTTCACTCGACCATAGCCGATCGGCTCGCGACACATAGCCGGCAGAGAGTTGCAGTCGAGCGCGATGAATGCGGCTCTTGACTGTGCCTATTGGAATATTGAACTCTTGCGCCATCTCTTTGTACTTAGAGCCCATCGCCCTCGACTTCAGGGCTTCTGACAACACCAGGTGGATGCCGACTAGCTTGCCGGTCTGCTTGGCCTCGAGTATCTTACAGGGGTCATCGTCGTCGACGAGGCCATAGACAGCCTCGTCATAGTTCTCGCCGGTCACTTCTCTCTTGAGCTTGCGGCACCAGCCATACCATGTGTTGCGCATGATGACGCTGAGCCAGCCGCGCAAATTAGTGCCCTGCTCGAATTGCTCGCGATTGGCCCACGCTTTGAGCACTGTTTCTTGCATCAGGTCTTCGGCATCGGTCGCATTGCGCGTGAGCCTCAGCGCAAAGCCTTTGAGCCGCTCTACTTCCCCCACAATATCCATTACCAGAGCTTCCTTTGGATGCGATCGACTGCGCCATTCACCAGCGCATCTTCCCACGGCTGATCGTCGGTATACTTCATCTCGAAGCCTGTCGGCAAGTCGCCGAAATACCTTCGGATTTCTTCAGCGGGAAAGCCGGCTGCCTCGGCGTCCGCGCGTGTCGTCTTGCATTTCCAGTTGAGCGCTCGGTTGTCGATCCAGCCGCGCAAGCTAAGCTGAGAGCGCTTGATATCGCCTACGGCGGGTTTCTTCGGGCCTATCGGAAACAAGCTCCACCTCCAGTCGTTCGATCGATATGTACCGACTGCCGCAGATCGAACACTGCTTGCGGCGCCGAGTTCGATTGCCATCGTAATCGCGGCTGTCTATTGTCGATAGACCTGCTTGGCATTTCGGGCAATTCATACTAGCTCCTTCGGCTTCACACCCTCAGTCGGCATCGGCTCGAGGAGCTTCTTGAAGTCATGCCGCGATTCCACAAAGCGCCGAGCGAAGAAGCCTGGCTCGTGACCGAACATGCACAAGCACGGATTATTCTGGATTTCTTCGAGCAGGTACCCGAACTGAACGACTAGCAGTCCGCCACTCTGGTACATAATGCGGCCGTTCGGCGAGCGCACATAGTAGAGCTCGCCTTTCCTCGGCCAATCGCTCAGACAGAGCCGAAAGTCGACATCCTCGGAGTCATCGATGCAGCGAACGATCATTCTCTCCCCACAAGCCAGAATATGCTCCCCACAAGCCAGAATATGTCGAGCCACAGCGCCAACATCTTCCAGTCTCGGCTGGTCATCTTTTCACCTCGGGCTAGTTGAATGATGCCGCCGATCATCCAAGCCGACCCCACCACGATCAAGACAAAGTACTTCATCATCTTTTCCAATGAGGCTTTATAGGTCGAGGTGGATCACGTCGCCAGTCCATCGCCAAGATCCCACAGGCTATGGCCTCGCCGATCGGAAAGAGTACCTTTCACTATACTAATCTTGCTGGTCATTGAGAGCACTCCGATAAGTACTTGACCACCGCCTGGGTACGGTTATGTACTTTGTACTTTTTGATGATGCTTCGTACATGTACTTTGATGGTGCTCACTGACACGTCAAGCTGGCGCGCAATAAGCTTGTTGGCGGCGCCGGTGGCTAGAAGGGCCATCACTCGGCTTTCTGCGTCAGAAAGTTGCATGGCGTCGAGCTAAGCCTAAAGGGTTAGCCGGGTCAACTATGGACACAGCCAAAGGCCGCCGAGTTTTCACAGGGCGGCCTAGGGGGCTCGCAGGCAATCTTGGGAGGAAAACCGTATCAGCCAGCCGGCATCGAAGCATGCCGAGCGGCGATATGTCAACAGTGGACGCTCTGGTCTCCGTCAAGCCTTGCATCCGTCCGGCTTTCGACTATCTTGTGGTAGCTATTTCCGAGGCGTTTCGCCACCTCGTACTTTAGTACAGTTCTTAGATGACCGTACTTTAAATTTCAAGTTATCTTCAGCTCGTTTGGTACAACCTCGTGTTTGTTGATCGAAGTACATTCTCGCGTCGTCTTTTGTCTTGCTGGTTAAGCCAGCGCTTTCAACCTTACTGCGTCGAGCGCGAGGAAGTCAACGCCGTCCTCAAAGTTCGATCTATGGTTTCCGAGCTTGGGAAAATTTTGGGAAAACATTTTGGGAAAACATTTTCCCAAACAATATCCTACATTGCTTTCTCTATTCCGCAATTATAGAATTGATGCCTTCTACAGGAGAAAGCCATGCTCAACCCATATCCCGCCTCGCCATCGCGCCAGCCGAAATGCTGCCTCTACATCACTCACGCCGAAACCAACCGCCGCTGGGTCTGCCCTTGGGGAGCGCTGTTCGCCGCTAAGAAGATTATTGATCATATCGCCCAGCCAGTTCGTCAGATCGACCACAACAACTGCGTCGTCGGCGACTTTCAAATCCGATCTAACGAACTGAACGACATCCTCGAGCATGAATATTCCACAGAGGAGCGCTCATGGGAGCTCCCGCTTGCCGAACAAAAAAAGCTCCTTCAGCTTGCCGGTAAAAAGCCAGAGCCGAACGCTTTCGCTAAAGACAATCCAATCCAGCACCCCAAGGCCAAGCCGGAGGTCAAGAAGCCGGAGGTCAAGAAGCCGGATGGTCTGACAAGCCTCGCCGACATATGCGCCGAGTTGAAAATCGAGCCGAAGCAAGCCCGCATCAAACTGCGAGCCGCCAAAGAGCCGAACACGCACGGCAACTGGTCATTCTCCGCTGCCGACATCGATCGCATCAAGAAGATCATAGGAGCAAAGTGATGTCCATCACGGAATTCGCCGCACGGTGTTGCTCGACGAGAAGAAGCCGACACCAGAGGCGCGCCAGCGAGCTGTGCGATCTATCGCGATCGACACACGTTGCCTTTTTGGGTACCAGCTGAACGAAGCCAAGAAATTCGTCGCCAAAGGCCTCAAGAGCTAATCGGCTCAATGCGCGTACGCAGTCTGCGCGCTCGCAGACTGCTCGCGCACGTAGCGCGTACGCATGATGCTCAGTTTTAAAAATATGTTTTTTTCTATATTCTTCTTTATCACTTATATTTTTGAGTCGCATATCGAAGAAGATCATAGAAATATACATTCTGCCATTTTTTGGCTTCGCGCGCGGGGGCGCACAATCGAGCGTTCATAAAGAAGAAGACCAAAACATGTTTTATTCTAGCGATAGTTGACAAAGCGAGCCCCATGCGCTCGATTGAAGCGCGAGGGAGCCGAATAATGTCCATCCAGGCGCAAATATTTGATTTGTTGAAGAAAAAACCACAGGCCAAGGTCGACCTCTTGCGCCAGTTCGGCTATTACAATTTGTGGCTGGCGCGCAATCGCGGCATAGCCAAAGTCGTTCAAAACGGAGTGATTCAGCTTGGCCCGAACGCTATTCGACCAGCTGAGCGCACGCAATCATTCGACGAATTTGCCGCCAAGCTCACCAAAATATTGCGTGAGTCTGGACCAATGAAATACAGTGACCTGGAGAAGAAACTCAATACGACACGCCCCCGTCTGCTGAGAGCCGCGCACAGGTTGAAGATAAAAATCGAGAGGAGGGGCCGCACGACTTTCTGGAGTTTAAGCTAATGCGCATCGATCGAATATGGTCGATGCAGCCAGGCGAATGGTTCTTCGTCTGCACAAAAAGCAAAGATCGCTGGCTCGACAAAGCATTCCGCCGCACCGAACTAAATCGAGCCATCGACTATATCAAAGCGAATTCCGACAAAGACATCTACGTCTGCCCTCAGGGCTTCTCCAAGCCTGAGCGCAAAGAGCAATATGCCGTAGCCCCATTCCTTCTATGGGCCGATTTAGACCCCATCAGGCCGGAGTCGATCAATCCTAAGCCGACTATGGCGTGGGAGACGTCACCCGGCCGCTACGCCGCTTTATGGGTCACTGACAAGGCAGTCGGCAAAGAACTCAACGAGCGCTGGAATAAGCATATCGGAGCCGACAAGGGCTCATTCATATACACCAAGGTGCTCCGGCTCTGGCCTGGCGCGACCAACTACAAATACCCGGCTAAGCCTAAGGTCAAGCTGCTATGGGGATTCGGCGAGAGCGTCACAGTCGCTGAGATTGAAAAGCTCGCCCCCCCGCTCAAATCGAACGGCCATACGACCTGGGACAACTGGGACGAGGTATATTCGAAGTACGAATCCAAGCTCAGCTTCGGTCTGCGCCGAGAGCTCATGCGCACGAAGGTCGATGTCGGCAAGCGCTCAGAGATGCTGTGGAAGCTCGAGAACGAGCTCCTCGAGGCAGGCTGCACTCGTGACGAAGCATTCGTGCTGATTCGCAAATCCGCCTGGAACAAGTTCCTCAATCGCCGCAATGGCGACGACCAGCTCCGCGCCGAACTCGACAAGGCAGTCGCTCAACATGCCCGCCATAAAGTCGATTTGAAGGAACCCACTGAGCTCCAAGATGAATATGGCACCATCGACATATTCAAAGCGCCAGAAGAAAATATCGAGTGGATATGGCGACCGCACTTGGCTCGACGCAAGCTGACCATTCTCGAAGGCGACCCTGGCGGTGGTAAAAGCTATCTCAGTCTGATCATCGGCGCATTTGTCGCCACAGGCGAGAAGCTTCCCGGGGAGACCAAGGCGATCAAAGGGCCAGTAGTCATATTCGATCGAGAGAACGATGTCGGCGACACGATCGTCAAGCGGCTGAATGGCAACAAGGTCAACAAGAAAAACGCCTGCGCCTTCCGCATCGACAAGCAGGCGATCGATCCGCACAACGAAGAAGATGTCAATCGCGTCTTCTCAGTGCTAGAGCTTTACAAGCCGGCGCTGGTCGTCTTCGACACTCTGAACCACTTCGTCGGCTCCACCGACATGCACCGATCGAACGAGGTTACTCAGGTCTTAGACAGACTATTTGTTCAGATGGCCGAGACATACAACTGCTCGGTGATCGTGCTCCGGCATCTCACAAAGAACACTACTTCCAAGGCATTAGATCAGGGTCAAGGCTCAGTATCGCTTGGCGGCATCGGCCGCTTTGTCATTCGTAGTTCATCGGATCCAGACGCCGAAGACAACAATCAATTTCTGCTCTCATGGACAAAGCCGCCGAACTCGGCCGACGCCGCCACGCCGGCGCTGCACTTCAGTATTGACAAAGCCGCCGACGAAGGCTCTATGACTGATCGCTCGAGTTTGTCTTTCGGCGAATTCTCGCTCAAGTACCAGAACTCTCAAGATATCGTCGACGCCTGGCGTTCCAAGTCTAAGGAAGATAAATTCGACGACACCGAGGCAGCGATCGAGTTCTTGCAAGAGTACCTGAAGAAGCCGACATCCATCCGAATAATCAAATCTCACGCCGCGACGAAAGGGATTGAACTGCGTTTCTTGAAGAAAGCCATAGCCAAGATCGGCAGCGTCGAAGGAACCGGAGAGGACGCGATATGGGAACTCTCCTGATCCTCGACGAATTCGAAGAGCCGACACTCGAGCTTATCCAGAAGATCAGAGACCATAAGTTCGTCTTTCAATGGCGCTGGGATGCGACCACACTGGGCCGAAACCTCATCACCGTGAAGTACACTGAGCTTCTGCACCCCAGAGAGATGCGCAAGCTGTTCTGGGATCAGGCTAATTTCGACATCAAAACATCGGCCAAGGCTTGGGCCGACTACCGTCGAGCGAAAGCCGCCAAGCAGAAGAAGTACATATCGCTGATCATACCGAGCCGCTTTAGTCATATATTCGACGACGCCACTATCGAGCAACTCCCCAACGGCATGTGCAAGGTATCATACTAGTGAGAACTTTCTTCCAGAAATTCAGAACAGATGCAGGAGTCGAAGTCGAAGTCGAGTATCATTGGGAAGGCTACATTTGCTGCATCGACGAAACACGCCATGCTACAACGAATGAACTGACGACCCTGACCGATCAAGAAGCCGAGCAGTATGAAATTTGGCTCAACGAAAATAGGTACTTCGATGACCACTCCGACTACTTCGATGACCAATCCGACGACTAACCCGCTCTACGAAGCGATGGCGAAGGCGCTGGAGCCCTTTGCGGAGGCCGCATCTGCTGTGGAGTTTGAAGAGCCGAACCGTGAGGACGACGAAGTATATGACACTGTCGGACGGGTATATCAACATGGTGGGTTTGAGCGAACGCCGCGCAGCGTTGATCTTACACATGGACACTTTCGCGCCGCTCGTTCCGCCCTCGCCGATTACAGAGCAATGAGAGGAACAACCGGGGCGATCGACCTTGAGCAGATGGCAGGCAAACTGACTGATGAAATTTGGGTTTCGCATTGTGCGGAATCACTCAATAAGCTTCGCCTACGTGAAAAGCTCCTCTCCGCCTTCCGCGAGATCGCAGCGGGGCAAAAGGCGAAGGATGTAGCAACGGCTCGAAGCGCAAAGGAAAACTTCGAGGACCCCGTTGCAAATATTGCTTGTGACCACATCGTCGCCGCAATCGAGAGAGGGGAGTGAGACGATGAGAGTTAAGCTTTTATTCGCTTGGTATGATTTTTGGATCGGTGTTTATTACGACCGGAAAAAGAGACAACTTTTTATCTTACCAATTCCCTGTATTGGTTTCATTGTGGAGTTCTAAAATGGGGTGGGAACAAGTCGCAGATCAAAAAAACCGAGAATATCGTGCGATGAAAGCTGAACGTGACCGCCTCACCGCCGCCCAAGCCAAGCTCGCCCAAGCGCAGGCCGAGGCGGCACAGGAACTACTCAACCATTACGATATCTTTCTCGCGGCGGTCAATCGAATACGCTGCGCGAGAGCGAGGAGACAAAATGAAAAACCCATTTGACACCATCCGATCATCAAGGCCTGAACCACAGCAACTGCCGAGCCCCCTTGAGGCCGCCAGACGCGCCGCGATGACCGAGCTTCAAGAAACGATCGCTCAGACAGTACGCACCGAGATGTCGCGAGTCAAGCCGCCGCAAGCTCCCACGCCCACTGGGCCTTTCTTTCACTTCGAGCGGCGGCATGATGGCTCCTATCTGATTCACTTTCAATTCATCACAAGCGACATGGCGACGGCGTTCGCAGCGCTCGACGCTGTGCGGCCGGTCATAGAGGGGCTCCCCCATGACGATAACGGTTAGATCCATTGCCGCCAGCGTCAACCCGGATGGCGATCGAATAGACACCTTGTTATTGCGCTACCCGCGCTGCATACACGCCGAGTTCATGACCCACCGGGTATTCAGCCGCAACGC